CTATCCAATTTTCTTATGGGGCATGAGTGGGGCATTTTGAGAAAATTTAGCATTGATTAATGCCATTTGTTCATCATTACTGTCTGGCATCCATTCCCCGTAAACAGAGAAAACCATCTGTGCTGATGCGTGGCCCATCTGTGATGCAATGAATGATGGGTTTGCCCCAGCAGATAGCAACCAACATGCGAAAGTATGGCGTGATTGATATGGCTTCCTTGACCTGATCCCTGCTCTCCTCAACGCTCCATTCCATATCTGTCCTAGCGATTCAGTTGAATAGTAGTCACCGCAAAGCTGGTTAGATGATGTAACTCTTGGTTTAAAAACAAAGGTGCAACTATCCTCCCTAGTCTTTCTCGCTTCTCTTGTATGGATCAGTATTTGATATTGTGGACCCATCCTGGTGTATAGCATTTGACTGCGCAGCGCTTCTTTTGCACTATCCGTAAGTTGAATAATACGATCAGTTCCCGCATCGGTTTTTGGTAAAGTAAACTGCTTAACTCGGGTAAGATTTCTCCTTACCATGATTGTTCCAGCTTCGAGATCTATATCCTCCCATGCAAGAGCACAAAGCTCTCCATGCCGCATTCCTGTATATACAGCGAGTGTCCATAAATTTTTAATTTGCTGATGGGTGCAACCATCTAGCATTCTAAAAAACTCATCTCTTGTTAGAGGGTCTGGCTGTGGCTTACTCTTTCTTAATCTAACCAAATTTGAGGTTGGATCTGAATCAGAGTATCCATTCCCAGACGCAAACATAAATGCTGATTTAACACATGCAAGACAGTAGTTAACAGTTGGCACGGACCTCCCCCTCACCGCTGTAATCTGGTGACGCCTAGGTAGTTGCATCCCATTAAGCAACTCATTTCTCAACTTCAAAATGTCTTCATTTCTTATTGATGAAACCTGCCGTTCAGGGCCAAGCAGAATAGCTGCGGTTTTCAGTGTTGAGGTATACCTATCGTGGGTGTTTAGAGAAACCTCCGGCTCTTTCAGGGAAAGCCATTTGTTGAACAAATCCTGAACGGTAATACTCCTGATTTCTGTGGTTGCATATTGTGATGCATTTGGTGACTCAGGGAACTGTTTTGCATAGTCAAAGGTCCCAGTCTTAATGGCGTACACAATTGAATACCGTAAATCAGATGCAATTTTTCTGTTTTTAGGCGTATCAGGAACCCCAAGTGATTCCCTGCAACGCTTCTTTTGATACATAAACCAAATGCGTAGATATCCTCCATGATGTTCTACGCCAGTTGGATACTGAGCTTTACTCATAAAGTTAGCCTCAATGTATTAGGGGTTCGTAGGTTAAGCGCTTTTCTTGAGCTTTGCAGCATTCGGTTGTCGTTTCGACTGCTGCTCTACCCAGTTATCAATGGCTTCCCTGTTATACATACACTCGCTATTTGGCTTTGGATTATCCTCAGGAGAAAATAATAAATACTCCCTCCCTTGCAGCCACGATTTCTCTCTGGCCCGTTTAATTGTTCCGGGGCGAAGGCCGGTTAAAGCAATAAGCAGATCTTCTGTTACCCACTTATTCGGTACAATTTGAATAACATTATCCATTTTGGCCTCTTATCTCTTTATCAATCTGACGAACGAAGTAACTCAGCCAGCGTTTAGCTGGGAAAGTGTTAGGGGGAAGGGCGGTGATTTTTTTTGCGTGGCGGTCGAGGATTTCTGTGATGAGCTTGTCGTGCTCTGAAGTTGGTTTGCCGTCCGTGGCTTGTATTATTTCCGTTCTACAACATCGAGCTACTGACCTGATAGCGTTCTCTATTGTTGTTTCCATTTCGGCGCAACCTCTTTAGTAGGTACAAGTCGTCGCTCTGCCAGAATGTCGACACACTCATCAAAGTCAGATGTGTATGCATCAAGCAATTGCTCTTTGTCTTGATATTTCTGCATGCCATCCCACCAGAGTTTTTGTCCCGTGCCGCGCTGAACGCATAATCGTTTGGCCCAGTGAGGCGCACCGATGAAATCACTAACTGAGCCAGATAAAGTCGTCCAATGCATCATCCGAACATCCCCATAACAGCTTCATTCTCAATCGTGTAAATAGTTGCCAGTACCGCCCATGTGATGATGACGACAAAGAACCATATGCCGTCTGATATTTTTGGTAGTTTCATGCTGCTTTACTCCCAGATAATATTTCATTGCCAATCGCCTTTAGCTCATCGCGTTTAACTGTGGTGAACATACAGCGAGGTTTAATGAATGGCCGCCAGATGAATAGCAGCGATCCTTTGTTATTGCCGTTAATTGGCTTGCCAGTATCAGAACGCAGAAACGATATCCGGCCATCAGTAATGAATCGCACCTCATCGACTGATTGCAGTGCTTGGCTAAACCAACCGACAGATGAGTCAGCGGGGACAAGCATCACCACGGTTTGGAGTTGCTGCTTACATTGCTCGGCGGCCTTTGTTACCCATGGCGAGATATCGGAGTAGGGGGGATTGCACCAGATGGCTCCATAACTTTCCCATGCACTATTAAGTGCATCGTCTTTCTCTGTGAGGTATCGGGCGCAGAGGGCGCTTTTGTGACTAGCGGCCGCATCGAGATAAAATCCGAATTCAATATCCAGTGCGGTGAATATGTCGGCTGGTGTCATCCATAAATCTTTCAGGCTGTCCGGTGTGTGGCTGCCGCCAAAATCACTCATGCAGCCTCTCTTAACGCTTTCAGATGCAGAGCGTTGGCTTGGTAAACCGCTTCAGCGAAACCTCGGGGTGTGGCGCTTCGAATGTTCTTCACTCGATCTGACTTTCCACCCAATTTAAGGTGCTGAGTTGAATAACCATCAGGAACAGGAACAGGCAACTTATCTGGCATAACAAACCCTCCCCCGGTCCATAGGCATGTTTTCTTGGGATAGGCATCACGCGGGGCAATGTAATCGGGGTAGGTTGGATGAACGTCATCAACTGGCAGATAGCCGCCGTAGTCGCTCGGATTAAAGATGAAATCTGGTTTCCCGAATATGCCACTGAAAACGCTAATAGGGTTTTCAAAGAACCAGGGAGCTCCGGTTATTTCGCCAATCATCCGGCATTGTTCAGCCACCAGTGCCGCCTTTGCTTGAAAGTGGATATCAGCTTTGCGTTTCTTTTCAAAGTGGGCGGCACCGCTTACTGCCACATCAGTACATGGCGGGAACCCTGCAACAAAAACGATTTTCTCTTTACGGATAACGTCACCCAATGCGCCGGCTGCCGTGAGAACTGTCTCTGGCCACTTTCGTATTCTTTCCTGGTTACTTTTCTCGATATGCTGAGGGTCAATCAAAATTGCATCATACCCAGCCGTAACCCACGGTCCCGCCATAATTCCAGTCAGGTCGCACAGGCAAATAATCGTTCCTCTACTCATGCCGAATTCCTTTTTCTGCGCTCATCGATTTCGAAGTCGTCACGGCATCCTTCGTCACAGAACAGGCCTCTAGTTATTGGCTGGCGACACTCTGAGAAGTGGCAGAATCCGGTGAATGCCATTGCGGGCTTGCGATTGGCGATACCGATTTCAATTGTGTGTAATTCGAGGCTTTTGGCTTGGTCTACTTCATCGCACATTAAGCCACCTCATTTGCTTGTTGGTTTAGCAATCCAAACTTGACTATCTCCAGCACGCCAAGCACTTCACTGAGTCCTATCTCACCTTCATATTCGTGAATAAGGTCATTAATACGGCCCGTTAATTCAGCGGGCAGCGGGAATTTGCGCTCGACGGGGAGCATTGAAATAGTCATAGGGAATCTCCAGTTATTTAGATGAAGTCCGTTTCCCTTTGATTGCTTTCTCGCAATCGTTCCATACTGTTTTAGCGAAGTGTTGACGGGGTATGCTGAGGACGTAGCGGCGTTGTTCACCGTTAGGGCCGATAGGCTCGTTGAGCCACTTTTCGAATGAGTCGCTCATGATTTACTCCCAATAAAAAACCCCGCATTAGCGAGGTTCATTGAGGTGGTGACGCTTAGTAACTGTTGAACATAAAGTAAGTGTTTAATCCGTTATCTTTCTCTTCCAGAAGCTTCCAGTTTCTTTCATATCTGACTATGTAGTCGTTAGCCTGTGATGGGCTGTAGTGATGATTAACCTTTTCAAGCTCAGTAATAAATCGAGCGGTTGTAACAACTTTCCGACCACTTGGCTCAATGACGATTGAGGCTATAAAGGCTATTGGTACATCCTGACGACGCGCCATTTGCTTACCCTCCGCTTACTTTATTGGAGTATAGCGCGGTTACCGATAGACTTCGCTGCACATGAGCACAGCATCAGGCCTTCGCTCTTTAATTCGCGCTAACATGACTTGGCATTCGGATTGAGTAGGGTAAATATCTTCGGTAACTGGTAGGGCATCGCAACTATCGTTAAAGCAGGAACTGACGAGAAGAACAAAGCCTATTAGCATTTAGTCACCTGCTGGCCTTGGCTCCATGAACAGCAATGTGCCATCTTGAAAGTTATCCCAATCAGCCTGGTCATGTAGGCACACCACGCTAACATCGCGTGTGCCGCCTGAATTGTAACCGCCGAAAATAACCTGACCGATAGGATCCTGCTGCTTAAGCGCTTCAAGTTGCTCACGCAGCGCTAGCAGTTCAGTGGCCATTTCTGAGCCAATATTTCCGTCAACATCAATTCGCTGTTGTTTTATATTCTCCAATGTTTCTTTACTCAGCATCTGCATTCCCCTCTGCCAGTTTGCTCATCCGCACACCCCCTCGACGTCATTCGGAAAATCAAGGTCGAATGCTTCATCAAACGCAAGGTCATGGTCGGCTAATACGCCAATGAGGTCACGATGGTCATTCTCCAACCCTTTATCTTTGAACTGTTTCGCGTCATAAAGCATAACGTTGCTATCGCCGATCGTGTAGAAACCGAGCCGATTTGACGGGCATTTAGCAAGCAATGCATTGACCTGCTTAACCCATTTCTTTTCTGCTGCTGTTAGTTCTGCCACTACTCACCCCCTTCAACCGGATTAATAGGTGCGCGGAACATTTCAACGATGCGAGATAGTGAATTGAAATTCATAAATGGCACAGCTTGGTGGCCCTTGTCAGATTTAGAGTCAAATTCCATGCGAATACCGCCGGTAACATGCTGAACTGCATCTGCTAGCGCATCAAAAGATACAGGTTCGCGCGGTTTCACCGCCTCCGATATTCCATCAACACGGCTTTCAATCATGGACCACACGGTTTCATATTCAGGCCAATCAGACTCAACTACAACACACTGCAATGGGGGCTTACTCTCAATATCACGCCCTTTTTTAATGCTATTTTCTAGCGTATCCAGAAGTTGAAAATTAAAATGACCAAGGTATTTTTCTGCATCAGAACGTTTAATTACGATATAGCGCTCTTCTCTTTCCATTATTCATCATCCCAATTATCAATAGGGCAATGTCGTCCGGTAGCGGTCGGCTCGTTATCACGGATCTGAGGGCAATCTTTGTGATGACACTCACCATCGCGGGCGGCGGCGAACTCTCGCAAATCACGAAATACCATCACGCATACGTCATCAAGCTCACCATACTCACCTTCAAGACGTGAAACCTGTTCCTCGACACCCTGCGCCTTTATCTCGTTAATCGCTTGAGTGGTGGCTGGAGTATTTAGTGCTGACTCAACCGCGCTTTGCGACCTGTCCCAACCAATGCCGTAAATTTCACTTTCACCACCGTTCTGGCGAATCGCTTTCCATCCACTAAGCATGTCTCTTGCGGCAACTTTCAGTAACATGTTCTCAGCAGCGACAGCTCGATAGTTTTTGTCTAGTTCGATGTACTCAGCCTCTAACGTTTCATAATCAGTATTTTCAGACATAGAAAGTCCTCAGCAGACTAGCTGCTTTAAGTGGGGTGGGGGATTAGCCTTGCTTGACAGACCAGCCGATTCCGTAATATTCACGATCAATATTGCTTAAAATAATCGGTGCAGGATTGCTTAAGCTGAACGGCTGCCGCTCAAGGGGTAACAAGTGAGCAGGGCAGCGAGGGTGACTCGCCGTTATCCTGCCTATCGTCCTGATAATCATCTTGTTAAGCCGATCGTGTTCTTCTCCCCGCTTTGCACAATCAAAAGCCGCGAGGCATCCTGCAATTATGTCTGCATAGTTATTTGTTCTGATTGTCATGGGATTACCAGCGGGGATGGCGCTTAGTGTGAGTTAGAAAATCGCCATTTACTGTCGGTTTCCAAAGTCATACCAAGCTCTTTGGCCTTGGCATTAGCTTCTGCGAAAGAAAAAATCACTTTTCCATCTGGAAATTTCCACGAGTTTTTATTCGCGTTGTAAAATCGAACAACTGTTATTTGCTGGTTATTCTCCATAGCTATCACCTCAATATGGTGGTTCTTCTTCGAACATTGGTGGCTCACTCTGTCCAGTAGATTGCCCACTGGATTGCCGATTCTGGTTTTGCCGTCCTTGGCCCTGTGCTCCCTGCGAATCACCTTGCTTCCCGCCCAGCATCTGCATGGTACCGCCGACATTGACCACTACTTCCGTTGTGTAGCGATCTTGTCCTGATTGGTCTTGCCACTTCCTTGTTTGTAATGCTCCTTCGATGTAGACCTGAGAACCTTTCCGCAGGTACTCGCCAGCTACTTCTGCCAATTTCCCAAACAGCACAATCCGGTGCCACTCAGTTTTTTCCTTTTGCTCGCCTGTCGCCTTGTCCCGCCAACTTTCCGATGTAGCAAGGGTAATGCTGGCTACCGCGCCGCCGTTCGGCATATAACGAACCTCAGGATCCTTCCCAAGGTTACCCACCAGAATTACTTTATTTATGCCCTTGCTCATGCCGCTTGCTCCAGTTCGGATTTTCGAATGTCATATACATCTTTCGCTATGGCTTGCTGTTCAGTCCCGCGTAATGTGCGCCATGCCTCTTCAAATGCTGGTTTAAGCTCTTCAACAGAATTTGCGGATGTTGCTAGGGCGGTGAAATGCTTTAATGCTTCATCATGTGGGTTTACGCCTGATTCAAGCCATTCAATCAATCTCTTGCCTGTTTCTTCGGAGATAATTACTGGATCAGAATTTGAAAAGAGTTTTGTACGGTCTTTGGTGGCGTTGGCGTGATGTGATTCATGCACCAAATCTAGAACGGTAGTGAATTCGTATTCCACGCCATCACGCTGTTCTGATTTCATCCCTAACTTAGCCACCTTTTTGCGCCCATTCTCTTCAATCTGAGCGGTTTCTGTTTTACTTCGCATGGTTGCAATTACATGCATGCCGGTGCTAAGGATCGCATCCAAAAACAAACGATGCCGCGGATTGATTTCACTCCAAGCTGACCATGAATTTCCACGGAACTTAGCTTTTGCAATCGTATCAACAAGCTCAAGACAGCCACCTACGCCACCCCACTCATGGGTGATGCTGTCGATAATAAGATTGTCATAGCCAGCTTGCTCTGCTGCGTGAATGGCTTCTATGAATCGCTCTGGCGAGAATGGTGCATCTAGTTCCAGAACGTCAAAGTCTGAAACGTCTGAATAAAGCGACGCGCTACCTTTTTCGGTATCAATTACAGCCGTCTTGCCACCAATCCCTTTAGCTATCAGCAAGGCGCTGTATGTTTTCCCTGAACCGCTCGGGCCTGTAAGCGCCAGCCGTAGCTTGGCTTTCTTTCTCATAGCCTTTTCAAATTTCATGATTTATCTCTCAGTTAAAGTTACCAGCAAACTCACTTAGCGTTACTAGTGGAGATGCCTTGGTTGTCCCTTGGTTTCTTGATTCGGTTTCCATCCATGACTCGCCGAGCTCACTTTCAAGTTCTGAGTGCATTAACTCCAGCCATTCAGCATCCGTTGCTGGCAGCTTTCCGATTGATACCGTCATGCTGCATGCTCCACATCTTGTGAGTCATCCCAGCCAAGCCAGATAATTCGGCACCACAAATAGGCGTCATGAATACCTTTTGCATTATCAGGGAATGACTTTGTGTAACGCTTTTTGAATCCGTTGTGCACCTGAGATGCGGTAACCGTTCCGTCACCATTCGGTTTTATTCTCATGGTTCACCCAGCTGGTTTAATATCTCAATAAGCCGCTTAGCTGCGTTCTTGGCGTTGCGGAATATACGGTCGAGCAAAGTTTCAGAGCAGCCCACGCAAGGCCACCCTGCTATACAAAAGGTATGCATGGGATACTCCGGTTTAATTAGTAAGTGATACAAACAGAGGAAATGAGGTTTTTAGCGATAGCGGCTACACATTTCTGTGCGCAATCTTCTGGCAATCCGTTTGCAATTAAGTCGGCTACCGCTTGGCGGTTGATGGTGCGACGGTGTTCAACATCTTTCGCGCGGGCCGCCGCCTCATCAGCAACACGCTTCTCTTCGGCCAAACGTGCTTCTTCTTTTTGCTGATCTTCGCGCTGGATACGGTCAGCGGTTTCCTGCGCTTTCCGTTGTTCGGCTGCGATAGCTTCCTGCTTCTCGCGCTCAGCTTTAGCGGCTGCATCCTTCTTGTCTTGCTCGGCCTTTTGTTCTGCTGCGATACGGTCACGCTCTGCTTGTTCCGCCCGAGCCTTTAACACGGACTCACGATGAGCAGCCTCTTCGCGTTCCAGTTGAATCTTTTCATCAGCATCTCGCTTCGCCTGCTCTACCGCCAGACGCTTTAACTCTTCTTCGTGAGCGATACGAAGGCGCTCTGCTTCCGATTTTTGCTCCGCGAGGGTTCGGTCGCGTTCATAGTCGTCCAGTAGGGCTGTTGCGTGGGCCACCTCTATTTGAAGTGCTAGCTCTTTAGCCTTTGCCAAATCGAAAGCGGCATTGTCTTTGTCAGCATCGTCGCGCATCTTGCTATAGCGTTCAGCCTCAGCCTTTGCTTCTTCCTCTTGGCGAATGCGCTCCTGTTCAGACTCCCAGTCCGTTACCGGCTTTCGGATTGCTACTGCAATATTATCCAGCTCATCACGAAACTTTTTTCGATTGGCATCTATCAGGGCGGGGCGTGCTTTTAGTTCAGCAACCAACTCTTTAGCGCGAACCTCAAATGCTGCTTTGGATTTGCGTACTTGGTCAGCCATCGTGATGTATACACCGCGGCCCTTTGCAGTCTTCAAGTCACCAACTACCGAACCGGCTGTCTTACGAACGTTATCAATCAGCTCATCAATGAATTTGTCATTGAGTAAAGCGACCTCTAAATCTGCTTTCTCGACCGGCAGCGTGACGAGTGCCAGTTCCTTTTTTTCATCTGCCATGCTCATTTCCTTGTGTTTGTCCCACAGCAAAACACCGACAGTTGTCAGTTATTTACTCTGGGGATTGGTGGGGGTGGGGAGGGTTATTGCTTTCCGAGCGTGGCGAGAGTATTTAAATACTCATCTTCGCTTATTTTTTTACGTCGTTCTTCTTCCCACTTCATTGCTTCACCGAGCAGGAAACTGCGATGGGCGATGTCGTTAATCACATCGATATTATCTATGTTAACTGACTCATACCGTTGAATTACTGACGACATCGCTGCTTTTGCATACTCTTCAATTTCCATACATCACCTCATCTAGTGGTCTTATTGCTGCCACCGGTTAAGTGGCAGGGGTAAGGTCACTGGGGTTCCGAAATGAAATCTAATACTTCCTGCAAATCACCGTCACACAGAGCTACATATCCATCCGCATGCATTCGCTGAAGCCACTCAATGCTTATGTTTCGATATTGACTCATCATTCATTCCTCAGTTACGCCAATTTAGGCAATAAAAAAGGCCGCCTAAGTGACCTTCTATAATTTGTGCTGGGTTATTTAGCCACGCCCAGCCGTGGTTTCCCTGCTTTCCACAGTCAAGGAAAATTGATATGTTGGTTATTCCACAGTCAAAATAAGGAATTGAGAATGTCAGAACCCATTTCTGATCCAACAGTTTTACCTGAGAAGGCTGCGCTACAACTGGTAGTAGAGTTAATTCGTGGAGATAAAGTGCCAATGCACAGCTCTGGAAATATGGATAATCTGTTAAAAATGTATGACCAAGCTGTACAGCATTTCAAAAAGGACAAGCAATAAGAAGATATTCCTTATTAATCACTGAGTAATTCTTCAAAAGCAGTGCGGACGGCGGCGGCAATCTCTTTTGCTTTCTCCGTTTGCACCGTGGTGCAAAGAACTAATTGCTCTTCCAATTGTTTGGTCAAACACTGGGCTGCGACAACCTGAACTGCTACTTCCATATTCTTAATTTTCATAATTTCATCACTTAACTATGTGGTGGGCCTCTAAATTAACGGTATGCTGTGTCCGCGCTGTTTTTGACGAGCGTTGATTTGCTGGTCAAAGTTACCGCTAATTTTCATATTTGCGCGCTGGCGCTTCTCTGATGCTTTCTCAGCTAGTGCCACGTAAAACTCAGCGGCTTTCTCTATCTGCGCTCTGTATTCAAAGCTGATAGGCGTAATGGCGCTTTCTATGCGGCTGTTAGGCTTGCGGTTCAATCGCAGAGTTGGGCGCTTAACTTCGCGTGACTCTGGTTCTACGATGCCGTGTTGAGCGTTGTATGCTGCTGTCAGAGCTTTGCGCTTATCGTTACGGCGCTGTCTGGCGTTGTCATAACCTTGATGAGCCATGGTGTTACCTCCGGTTAATAAGCTTTGGTGATGGTGTCTGTGCCTATTTCAATCACAGCGCTCTCGATAGCTTTCTCAGTCCCGCAGCATTACCTGTCGTTAGCTCCAGCTATTCACCATCCCAAAACTCATTAGCTTTGGTACTTCGCGCTTTTCAGCGCAGTTATCTTAAAGAGCGGTAAGCTCTGGTAACTATCAAACGTAAGCTGTGCCCATGGTGGAACTCGCCGTGTTACAGAGGATGGAAGCTATCTGCCTTTGTTATTAGCCTTCCAGATAATCGCGCATACTTTGCGATTGGTTCCCTCGGATTCCCTTGCCAACTATCCACTTTGTTAACCTTCCCGGTACTAGCCCGCATTCTCATTCAAGATGCTGCGGAGGATTCTTACGTTTGATTGTTAAAGAGCGTGCTATCCGTTTCGTACTTTTGGCGTCCTGCCGTGTCGATGGATTCATAATAGTGCTACTAATTATTAAGGTCAATAGTGCTTCTAATAATTATTTATAGTAGTGCTACTTATTATTGATTTATATATGTATTTATTTTTTCAATGTAGTGGTTACCCTCAAACATCCAGCCGAAAAAACGTCGTCAAGTGTGCTAAATTGGGTGAAATTTATTCTTTGATGGGTGAGATATGGATAGCGAACAAGAGTTTTTCGAGCAGCAGCGGCCAGAAGTGGCGCAAGTTATCGGTACCGCAGTGATGCAGCTACTAACGGAAGGTGGGGAAGTGTCGAAGGAGTCGATAGCAGAGATGATAGAAGTGCTGTATCAGGAGGAACAGGTAACTTTAGCCGTCGAGTTAGCTATTGATATTCTGAGATTACCGCCAGAAGGCTGATTACAGACATAAAAAAGCCCACACGGGACGCGGTGGGCAAAGGTAAAGACTAAGTTTATATATTTGTAATCCCTGATGTTGTGCTCTTAGCGTAGATGAGTTTCTTTACATAGCAAGTTACAGGCACAAAAAACCCGGCAGCGGGGCCGGGTTAGGTGATTAATGAAGCGGGGATGCGGCGTTCATCATTTTCTCATAATAAACCATCATATCATCGCGACTAAATGCATTTATTAAGTTATCAGTATGCTTTCCCAATAAGTTTAACTGATGTTTAGCGCTATTTTCTTGGGCCATTGTTTCTGCTGCATAAATTACAAATGAATCTATATTATTACTATATATTTCAACGGCTTTATTTATTGTTAATGCGCTAATAGCCGCTTCACCCATCTGCTTCTTTACGTTTTCCGTTCTAAAATCTAGTGTTTCTGTTAAATGATATTTCCCATTCTTTAACAAGAAATCAGCCACAAGCCCCTCTTCTGCGCTGATCGGGTAATTTGCCACAACCTTATGTTCAAAAATATCCTCACTATATTTTCCAAGGATACCTTGCTTACTGAACATATCCCTAATATCAAAGAATATTTTCTTGTTTACGCGTTTATATGGTTTTTTGTGGGGGTTGACCAGTCGATTCATCAATTCATTCAGCTTTGCTTCATAGTTATCGCTACTACCTACAGTGAAAACGCCAAACTCAGATAGCGATAATGACCCCTTAAAAAGCCGTGGAAGCATTTTTATATCATTAATGGCGCTCGATAAATGAAACAGGTTACCCGTCAGTTCTTCAAGATAATTCAGGTCAAGGCTTTTATCTATTGCTCTAAGTTTTGAAACAGAATGCAGCATCCGCACATCGATATCTTCGTCCAGATATACAATTAGCCCAACATTAATCGTTTCGCCTTTTTCGAGATTTGGCGTTATTCTGATTAAGCTGTACTTAAATGTTTTCATGAACTTATCTCCAAGCGTATGGCATTTATTCGTTCTGTTTTACCCTCTCCTGCCCACCATTTTATTAGATAATCTTTATGCATGGGAGGCATCCAGTCTTCTGGCATACCATTAAGTATATCAGAGATGGCATCTACACCTATTCTTTCTATCTTGTCAAGAACGTTTAGCCCCACTTTCCTTAGTTCTTCGGTATCACCGATAAACTGTTTTGCTATACTCCAATTGATACAGGTGCTTGAATCCGTAGGGAGTGTGCTTGTTGTACTTCTTGGCCAGCCAATGACAAATGAACTCAAACTAAAATCAAAAGTCTTGACGATAACTTGGTCTCGGCTATTTTTCATGTATAGATAATTATTGAAATGTCTATCTATGTTATGCACGAACTGATCGAACGCATAAATAGCCCACAACTGCTTTTTTAGTGACTCATTCGCGGTGAACAGTATCGATATCCATTGAGCATCATTAAGTCCGCTCTTCCAAGCAGAAAGCTCAATTCTTGACCCAAAAACATATTCGCCGTCTGATATACATTTCAATACTTTACATACTGGAGTCGCTATACCGCATCTCTCCGCCAAATTTGTACAGAACCATTCTGCCGCTGGGACTTGAGAGGGGTTCTGAACTGGAATCGTGATATTACTTGTTGAACCTTTTACTGCATATTCCATTTCATCACTGGCGATAGCGAAGCCAGAAAGGTGCGCAGTCCCGAGGCTTGATGGGGTATAGTCATTAAATTCTAGCTCGAAAAGATTGCCTTGCTCTGGTGCTTCATTCTGGCTTGGATCATCTTCTTTTTCCAATTTCTTCCCTCCCCACATTGCTGACATGGCAACCTCTTAATAAAGTTTATTATGTAAAAACAGCTAACTCTTAGTTAAATATTACCCACCCCTCTATGGGCTAGCAGTGGGTTAGCTGTCCAAATCTTCCCACGTAGCATCGATAACTTTACCGATGATGCGGCAGTCCTCATCGATTACCGTCAATGGCCAAGATGGATTAAGCGGTTTAAGGAAGTGATCCCCCGCGTCCTCAACGTATTTCTTGAAGGTGGCTGCTTTTTTGTTCGTCAAATATGCAACACATAAATCACCATCGTGAACAGCCCTGTCAGGGTCAACAAGAATGAGCATGCCCTCTGGGAAGCTAACCCCTACAGGAGCCGTCATTGAGTCGCCTTTAACTTCCAGCCAAAATGCGTTATTCCCGGCTCTTTTAGTGGAGTCCACTAACCTGATGGCATCTCTTTCAGTGAATGACCCATCAATCTCGCTAAATGCTCCAGCCTGAACCCAACTAATCAATGGGTAACCATAAGCTGGAGTCGGATCCTTATAATTAGTTGTCTGTGCCGTTGCCCTTACATGTGCAAGCAGTGGCCCGATAGATGGATTAATTTCCTCCGGTGCTACATCAAGCAGCGCAGAGAATTTGAGGATATTTTCTGTGTTAAGAGAAGTCTTGCCATTAAGGAATTGGCTTATAGCTGCTTGAGTGCTAAAACCAAGTATTCCCGCCGCCTTTTCCTGGCTAAGTCCTAACTGGTCTTTTTTTCTATCCCAAATTTGCTTTAAGCGATCCGCAATTTTCAAGTCTTCTTCAGTAATTACATTTTTCTTTGCCATGCTCGCGACTTTATTCGTATTGCTAATAATTAACAAATAGTGCAGCTATTGCTTTTCTTAATCAGTAGCACTAATATTGTCGTATCTAGCAAATGGAGATAGATATGAATCTGAATGATTACCTAAAACAGAACGGCATTAGCCAAGCTGACTATGCAGTTGCTGCCGGTGTTACTCAGGGTTTTGTTAGTCAAGTTATTGCTGGTCGTTACAAACCAAAGGGACGCAAGGCCATTCAATGGTCAGAGGCAACCAATTGGGCGGTAACACCCCATGAATTAAACAGTGATGACTACCCGAACAAAACTGACGGGTTACCTACAAATCAACTTAACGCCGCTTAATCACCGCCGCTCATTAAATCCTCTGCGCTGAAAAGCGCCCATCAAAACTAAATCCCCAGACCATCGGGGAGGAACAACAACATTCAAATCACAAGGGAAGAGTACGCAATGGAACGTGCAAGTAACAGCAAGAGAATTATGGAAGTTGAATCTGAGCTACGAAGCCGAATGGCTATCAAGGGACAGAGCAAGTTTGCGCGGGAGGCTGGCTGGGCCGAATCAAAGGTAAGCCGGTTAAACGTACATGACATGGCAGTGACGTTTGTTCTTCTGGAGAAGATATGGGAGACGAGCGTAATAAGGGAAATCGCAAGGCAGGCTGTGATTGCGGTGACCGGAAAGCAAAAAGCCCCGATGGCAGTCGAGGCTTCAGAACAACAGATAACTATGTCTTTCTAGAGGTAATTATACATGCGAAAGAAAACTAACGCAAAGCAGCGAGAGGTTACTCAGCAGCGATCCGCCAAGCCTGACGAGTTAGTCATGGTCTGCAACGACAATCCACTATTTGATCACAAGTTCGCTGAGATTTTCCGTGGACTTAAGGCTGATCGGGAGAAAGCCAATGAGTAACGTCTTAGCGTTTCGTCAACCAGACACAGCAAGGCCGGAGGCAACCGGTAAGGGGTTTGCCTTGATGCATAGAAAAATAATGGATCTGCCTTTCTACAGGACGGATTCTGAAGCTGTTCACCTGTGGTTCCATTTCATCCTTACCGCCAATCACGCACCGGCAATAGTTAGTACTGAGCTAGGTGATGTCATGGTTCGTCGCGGTGAATTTATGACCGGTCGTAATAAGCTGGAATTGGCAACCGGTATCACAGGAAACCGCATCAAATATCTCATCGGTAAATTTGAAAAACTTGGGATGATCACTAAGTCAACCACCAAGAAATTCTCACTAATTTACGTCACAAAATACGACGAATATCAGCCAAATTTAGTGCCAACAGATTACCAACAAAGTGCCATCGCAAACCCGCTGATACCAAGCGCTGGCGGCGAGGTTGTGCCAACAGATTACCAACAAAGTGCCACAAACAATGAAGTAACTAATAACTCTATTACTAACGTAATAGAGAGTACCTCTTCAGCCGATAAAGCTGGAAAGAAAAAACCGTCATTCAGTTGTGAAGATGTGGTCAATGTTTATCACGACATCCTACCAGAAGCTAAAGGCATCAGAGCACTCAGCGACAAACGCCGTAACCTGATCAAAACTTTCTGGGTGAAAGCCAGCAAGATAACTAGGCAACTGGACAGCCAGCCATTCACGCTGGAAAGCTGGAAAGCCTACCTGACTTACATTTCCACCAATTGCCGCTGGATGCTGGAAAACAGACCTGATGCTCGTTCTGGCAAGACGTGGCAGAAAAAGGGGTTGGAATATTTTCTGAACGACGAAACTTACCTGCTAGTCCGCGAGGGGGCCAAGGATGACCATTGATTATAAATTACCTCCGCACAGCCTTGAAGCTGAGCAGAGTGTCCTTGGTGGGCTGATGATTGACGGCGGTGACACTGATCGGTGCCGAGCTGTGTTTTCAATCCTCAAGTCTGAATCATTTTTCAGTCGCCCACACCGCGTTATTTACGAAGGTTTGCGTCGTCTGGACAGTCAGCAGCAACCGTTAGACTTGATCACGTTATCGGAATCTCTCGGTGATAGCGGTGAGCTGGATACGGTCGGCGGGTTCGGTTATCTGGCTGAGCTATCCAAGTACACACCCAGTGCCGCGAACATTGTCGCTTATGCGAACGTGATCCGCGATCGAGCTATGAAGCGTTACGGAATTGAGAAAGCCAATAAAATCACTGAGCTGTTCTATGCAAATGACGGCATGACGGCAGAGGAGAAATTCGAGGCGGCTCAATCGCTGTTTTCGCAGATAGCAGATCACGCCAAAACAGGTAATCAGCGAGGCTTACGCCGGTTCGAAGATGTATTTACGGATTGGGTTGATGTCGTGGAGAAGCGATTTGCTGGCGACCAAAGTGCTATCGGACTAACCAGCGGGATCGCGTCACTGGATGCCATGCTGGAACCTAAGCGCATTGTGAAGGGGTCGCTATTCGTCGTTGGTGCGCGTCCGAAGATGGGTAAAACCACGTTCTACCTCAACATGGCTATCAACTGCGCGATGAATGAGAAGTTACCAGCGCTGGCGTTCAGTCTTGAAATGCCTGATTTGCAACTGGCCGAACGGATGATCACCCAGATATCCGGCGTATCAAGCAAGAATTTCTATCTTGATGGGTACGACGATAACCGGTTTGCTCTGGCTTCTGCCAAGGGCGTAGAGCTGGCTACTAACGGCAATCTCTACATCGACGACACACCGGGCCTTTCACTGGCGCACATTGTTTCAGAATGTCGTCGTATTAAGCGAGAGCGTGGCGTTGTCGGCATGGTGTTAGTTGACTACCTGACGCTGATGAAAGCCGAGAAAGCTGATCGAAACGACTTGGCTTACGGGATGATCACCAAAGGACTTAAGAACCTCGCTAAAGAACTGGATTGCGTCGTTGTGCTGCTGACCCAGCTTAACCGTGATTTGGAAAAGCGTACCAACAAACGCCCACTCCCCAGCGACTCCCGCGATACCGGACAAATCGAACAGGACTGTGACTACTGGCTCGGCATATACCGCGCTGGTGCTTACGACGATAACGCCAATCAGCATGATACAGAGCTGCTGATGAAGCTTAATCGCCACGGTGAAAACGGCGTCGTGTATGTGGAGCAAAGATTCGGGGCAATTTATGACTGTGACCAGACTCAAGCTAGAGCAAAGGCTGATGAATCAGATCGCCGGTCATCCAAGCAACAAGGTGGTTTCTGATGGAACTCACACACGAAGATGAATTAACTATTGAGCAATATATTCGACTTGCTCACAACGGCTATACCGGACCAGTAGTTATCTGGCTTGAACGGCTAAAAGAACTTCACATGAAACGCGCGGAGTTGATTGCTTGGACTGCTATCACCTGCGCCAGATACGAATCGAAGAGAGAGGCATGATGGACATAACTAAATCGCGTGAAGAGTTTGAAGCTGAATTCCGCAAGCAACACGCCGGCAATGCATATATTGAAATGCTGCTTAAGATGTACAACCACGGCACTGATGAAGATCCTGAAATTGATTACTACTCACTTGCTTCCCGCGACGCATGGAAGTGGTGGCAAGTATCCAGACGGGCGATCGAGGTGATATTACCTCCTGCTATCAATACGGAAGAAATCGGCAAGGCTATCTCAAAAGAGATCACTATGGCTCGCCTTGCAATTGCTGGCATTCGAATCAAGGGAGAGAGTGAATGAGTGACTTAACAGTGACAGAACTTAAATCACGCGGCGAATTTTTTAAAAAAGGCAGCATCATCCCTCAGCGGATACTTAAAGGCCGAAGAAAGGCAAAGCACTTTGTGGTTTTCGGCTGCGACTCGTGGGTAATTCCAGCGCCTATGGGTTATGTAGTCATGGTCAACTCTGCATATGCTGATTGCGCAATAAGACTTAGAGGCCCGAGAAAAAATTGCAAACAATTAATCCTTCGTGGATCTCCATATTCCCCCAAGGGCATAACTAAATGGATAGGAAATGCTCTTATTACTGACAAAGAATGGGCCTCAAGGGTAGCTGTATGGCTGGGAGAAAGGGCATGAAAGAATTAGACAGTTTTACTGTAGAAGAGATTGAAGAAATTATAAGTTCCTGCCAGCAAGAGATTCATAACACTCCAACTAGTGATGAAATGCCAGTAAGCCCTCGAGAATTACTTTCCCTAGCCCGAATCGCGTTAGCTGCAAAGAGAGCTGAGCCTGTTGCTTATTGGAATGACGCTTGTGACTTAGATGATGGAGCGTTCAGTTATGCAAATGATGCCGGTTGCACAAGACCTCTCTACACCACCCCACAGTTGAACTCTCCGGAGATACCTGATTATAAATCTGCACTTCTTGGCTTGTTAACGAATCGCATATCAAAAGACCATTTAGGATTTTTCACTCTAGCTGGAATAAATAAAACAAATCTAGTACGAGCCGTTGAAGTTTCTGAGGCAGCCATAAATTTTGAAAATGTACCACAAGTAGATATTGGTGAATGTTTAATACCTAACGGTTGGAAGATAACGCAAGACTGGATTAAATGCAGTGACCGGCTACCTGATAAATCAGGAGACTATTTAGTTGCGTGTCACTACCCTGAATTTTATGCAAAATGCTGGGTGATGCATGTCATGGATTTCTGCCATACAGCTTATGAAACTCCAGTCATGCGGTGGTACAGCTCAGATAGGGCCCCATATATCAAATACTGGATGCCACTCCCTACAGTGCCGGAGAAGCCACTATGAGCGATTACCTAAATGTTGGTTTAGCCTTTGCGGGTTACTTGTTCATCATGTTTAAAACAGGCGAGTGGATGGCAAGAATCATCTGGAAGCAATGGGATAAACGCAAGAAAGAAGATCGAAAGCAGAAGGTCATTAACGAGCTGTATGACGCTTTCAATCTTAGTGAATTAACGGAGAGTGGCACGCTAAAAGTAGTAACCAAAAACGGCTTAACCATCATGATGTTTCGGAAGTGACTATGGATAAACAAATATTCTTTCTACGAAACGAGCAAGTAAGACGAAACCTGATAGCAGCAATAAACCAACTCCCCCTTGATGACCACCACCCCATAACAATCCGCATCACCGACTTTGACCGCTCCCTACTGCAAAACAGCATGTTCCACGCATTGTGTGGTGACGTGGCTAAGCAGGTTTTGTGGATGGAGAAAGAGCGCAATCTGGTTCAGTGGAAAACGTTATTCGTATCGGGCCACGCAATGGCAACCGGTATGGGTGCGGAAGTGGTGCCTGGATTAGAGGGCGAGTTCTGCAACATCAGGGAATCGACCGCCAAGATGGGTATTAAGCGCATGACGAGCTTAATTGAATACTCGCAAGCATGGGCGGTCGGTAGTGGCGTGAAGTTGCGCGAGGTTCGCTACACCAATGATTATTTTGGGAGGGCAGCATGATTAACGGAATTATTTTCGGCGTTGCGGTATGCGCATTAGTCTGGGCCTCTTATCGCCTTGGCTGGGAGTCAGCGCATCAGACTGTAGCAACAGAGTGTCAACGGCTGGGTAAATTCTATGTTGGCAAGAAAACCTATCACTGCATAGTGATTGAGGATAAAGCTGATGAGGCAGATAAGCCCGACCCAGATCGCACTAGATAATCTCAAATTCAAAGTATCCCACCGAACCAAGCCTAAACCCCCAATCCCCGCCAGCGAAATACCTACATATGACCACATATGCGTTTTGTTGCGCGCAAAATTCGACAGAGTAAGGAGAACGCGATGAGTGAGCAGTCATTAACTCACGATGAGCTATGCCTGATAGCTGAAAAGTTTCTCAGGAACAACGGATTTAAAGTGGCATTTCATGATCGCTTTGTTGCCGCCGTATCAACTGGAGAGCAACCAGATGCAATAGGGTTTAGAAATCTGGCGTCTTGCCTGATTGAAGCTAAGTGCTCCCGCTCTGATTTTTTGGCAGACAAGAAAAAGCGTTTTCGTATTGATCCAGAGCTAGGTATGGGCGACTGGCGGTTCTTTATCTGTGAGCCGGGAATTATTAACGCCGCTGACCTGCCGCAAGGGTGGGGGTTATTGCACGTAAAGAACGGACGAGTTTACAAGGTACATGGCTGGCCCGGTAACGCTCTGTGGTGCTCTACAGCATCAAAGCCGTTCAGAGCCAACAAACAGGCTGAATGCGACTTCATGTACAGCGCCCTGCGAAGAATGCAAATCAGAGGTCACTTATCTGAAGTCTATGACGGACTGCCAAAGCCGGAGGTTAGCCATGCCTGAACTCCCCCAATCAATATGTATCTTCTGCTTCCTGATGCTTAACAAGGGTGAAACCTACGCTCATCAGAAATGCATTGATAAAGCAGCGAAGGAGGTCGGGAATGATAGCCAAGCTCCCAAAGCACCGGAATTGTAAAGTATGCAACGATAGGTTTAAGCCAGCCGCGATATACGAGTGGTGGTGCTGCGAAAAGCATAAAGATGAGCACATAAAGCAGTTGGCGAAAAAAGCTCATGATGATGCGTTAAGAAAATCCGAACAGCGAAGGCGGGAGAAAGAGAAGAAGGAAAGAATAGCGTTAAAAGTCAGGAAAATTAACGCCAAGCCAAAAGCATATTGGATTAAGCAGGCACAGCAAGCCGTCAACGCCTTTGTAAGAGCACGAGATTCAAACCTACCCTGCGTATCATGTGGCACTACTTCAGCAGCACAGTGGGACGCTGGGCACTACAGAACAACCTCAGCAGCACCTCAATTCAGATTCGACCCCCGACAAATACACAAACAATGTTCAGTATGCAACCAGCACAAGAGCGGGAATATCGTTCCGTACCGCGTCGAGCTGATCAAGCGTATTGGAATTGAAACCGTTGAGGCTATCGAGAATAACCACGAACGCCGCAGCTATAGCGTTGAAGAGTTGAAAAGCATTCGTGATTACTACCGGTTGGAGTTGAAGCGGCTTAAAGAAACTCAGGAGGCAGCGTGAAGCATAAACCATTTACATATTTGGTAGAGCAAGAAGGCCGAATGGATTGGGCCCTTTTAAAAGAGGCTCTAAAGTACAACCCTGAAACTGGAAACTTTACCAGCGCACTACATTCTGGCGTGAAAGTAAGAGGGATGATTGCAGAGAATGGTTACCTGAAGGTTTCATTTAACAAACAGGTTTTCTTTGCTCACAGGTTGGCGTGGTTCTATGTACATGGGAAATGGCCAACAGCAGATATTGACCATATTAACGGCAATCCTTCAGATAATAGACTTTGCAATTTAAGAGAGGCCACTCGAGCAAGAAATACCCATAACCAAAGGTTAGGCAAGTCAAATACATCTGGTGCCCGCTGCGTAAGTTGGAGTAGGAATGCTAAGAGGTGGGTCATTCAAATAACAAGGTTCGGACATAGATTCAATCTTGGCACTCATGCTGATAAAGAAAAAGCAATTGAGATCGCTAATGAATTTCTCCGTAAAAGCGATGGGGAATTTTTCACTGATGTAACCAGTAGACACAACCTTCCTCAAGATAGGATCGCATTACTGGCTCTCATAAAGAAAAGCAGAGATGTCGATCCGGTAAAGACGCTTGAACCAACAAAAAGGATTTGGGCAAGTCACATGCTAAGTGGTTGGGGGAAATGGGCTTATAGCGGCTTGGAAGGTAAGACACAAATAAGCCCAATAGGTAGATTCATGGAGTCTGTGTCAGGTCGGGGGGCCATAACAGCAGATGGAATCGTTGCAATCATTGAAGGACTACATGATCGCGGTTATTCAGGTGGGGAGCTTATCAATAAATTAGCGCAAATCATTGCAAGTTTAAAACACACCTCAGCTCCAGAGATAAGCGATGAAGAGGGTATGTTCATGGATCGGGTAATCATGAAAACCCTTGGGGCCGGAACGCCGTTAATGCGAGTTGCTGTTGATTACTTTGTCTATGGGCATCGCATTGAGACTATATCGCAATATCTAATTCGAATAACAAGCGGGGCGTTAACACCACCTCAAGCAAGGGACAGGATTAGATGGTGCATTAGAATTATTGAGGCAAAGATATATAACTCAATTCATCGAGAGCTTGAAATGAATGAATCTAATCAAAAAGCCGCATGAATATAATTAATGCAAGGTATTGCATAAAAATTATAAACGTGTATATTTCAGTTAAGTTCGGACGTCAAAGGCGAAGAGCGATGAGTCAGGGGATAAGCGGCGGCTCCTGACTTATAGATACCGCCGAGTTGGTCACTTCGCCTCAGGGCTGGAACTCCAACTAAGCAAGCTGAGAGGTTTGCAATCAAGAAGGCTCAGTTAATCGCTGGGCCTTTTTGCTATATAATACTAAGTGGCTAGGGTAGCTCCCGAAAAGCGGCATCGTCACCGCCTGCCTCTTAATCAATGACGAGCAACTAGACGAGGTTGTATATGGGAAATCGCAGATACAGCGCAAGAATACTTAAGCAGAAAAAAAACGATGAAGTTATTTTTTCTGCGGTAAATAAACTGTTTAAAGATCTTCTTGTGCGCGAATCGGTGAAAAATTCTAGCGATAGTCAGAGTGATATTTTCACTAAATTAATAAAGTAATTACCCATCACAAAATTAAGGTCGCTAAGGCGGCCTTTTTGCTTTTCTGCATTCGCATGGGTACTGGGTTGGTTAATCCAATCGTTGTGAAACAGTATCCAGCCGAATGTGGTGAAGCGGTTAAATCCAACACTCGCCAAGGCGGGCATCACATCCAAACTTTTAAGGCTGCCAATTTGGTGGCCTTTTTGCATTTAGCTCACCGCCTACACCAATCAACCGCAAACACCCTCTAGCGAAAAGTGGAAACGGCGGGAGCTATTCCCTACACAACAGCAAATACACGCCCAGGCCAACTGGCAGGGGGAGACAAATGAGAATGGACAAATATTCAAGCGGCTCATCCTACTGGTTCGGCGGTATAACCACGATGCTCGGTGCAATGTCATTAAACGAGTGGGCGCTTCTTATTGGTATTGCCTGCACCATTGGAACGTTTGGAGTGAATTGGTACTACAAGCGAAAAGAATATCAACTACGGGAGCGGTCAAATGTTTCCAGCTCTCCGCAATAAGATAATTGGTGCGTCGGCCGGTACCGCGCTGGCGATCGCCGTAGTATTGCTTGGTGGTGATGATGGGTTAGAGGGCCGCAAGTATGTAGCTTACTACGATGTCGTCAATGTCCTCACTGTATGCGATGGCCACACTGGTAAAGACATCATCCCCAACAAAAAATATTCAGATGCTGAGTGCGACGCTTTATTGCAGAAAGACTTGGCCCCAGTACAGCGAACTGTCGATACCGCAGTAAAAGTTCCGCTGAGCAAATACCAGAAAGCTGCCCTGTACTCATTCACCTATAACGTTGGCCAGAGCGCATTTACTAAATCCACCCTGCTTAAAAAGCTCAACACTGGCGATATTAAAGGCGCTTGCGATGAGTTACGCCGTTGGACATACGCCGGTGGTAAGCCGTGGAAGGGATTACAGAACCGACGCGAGATAGAGAGGGAATTATGTTTAGCGGGTTAAAGAACATATTTACCTACTTGCCAGCGCTGCTACTCATCATGCTGGCCGGCTTGTCGATTCACTATTACAACCAAGCTGACGAATGGCACAACAAGGCAGATGCAGCAGCAAAAGAGCGTGACGAAGCCCGGTTTATTCTCAGCAACCAAGTCCGCATGGTTAACATCATCAACGATATTGCCAAGGCCAACGAGAATGACAAACAGAAAATTACTCAAGAGGGTGAGGCTCGCGTTGTTTACATTCGAGAGGCGATTAAAGGCGACGATTGTACTAATAATCTTGTTCCTGCTGCCGCTGCTGACCTCCTGCGGAAACACGCAAATCAAATACGTTCAGGTGCCACAGGTACCGATACCAGCAAGCTTACTTTCTGACTGCATGCCGCCAGAGATACCCGAGGTATTAACTTGGGGTAACAGCCTATTGCTGAATGACACCTTGCTAACGGTGATAGAGCAGTGCAACGCAGACAAGGCGAGCATTAGGCAAATCGAATCAACCCGACAAGGTGATAAATAGAATTGTTCAACCCCGAAAGGAGTGTGGTCCAAATCTTAATGGCTGTAATCACAGCAAGTGGTCAAGCAACGTAGAGATACATAGCGAAGACTGCGAACCAGAAATTGAAGCTCGACTTAGGTCGGGCTTTTTTATGCAGTAAATCCAGCGCCCGCAGCGCACAACCCAAGACCTGTTTGATGTAGAGCCTGAGAGGACCAGTTATAGCTGGCGAGCTTCTTGGGGCTAGTTCTCTATGCGGCAGGCTCTATTTCAAAAAGGTAATCGCCATGCAATTAGTCGAAATTAAGAAATTTGATTTGGTTACTAACTCCGCCGCTATTGCTGAGGGAGTTCAAAAAGACCATAAACCAGTTATTCAGCTCATCAGGAAATACAAAGCAGACTTGGAAGAATTCGGAAGGGTGGAATTTGAAATGCGACCCTTTCAAACTGATGGTGGTATGCAGAAGCAAGAAGTGGCACTTCTGAATGAGCAGCAAACCACTTTGCTGATAACGTACATGCGTAACAGCGATATCGTTCGTGCATTTAAAAAGCGACTGGTATCGGAATTCTTCAGGATGCGCGGTGCACTGGCTAGCAAGAAGTTAGATCGCAATACGTCACGACTCGAATACAAGCCAATGACTGACGCTATTAAGCATGAGCGCGAGGCTTTGGGTAAAACCATATCGCCCCACCATTTCAGTAATGAAGCCGATTTAATCAATCGAATCACTCTGGGTATGACATCAGCTAAGTTCCGAGTGCATAACGATATAGATAAGAAAGAGTCTATTCGTGACTACCTGACTCCTGAGCAAATCCACTGCATCACAGAACTACAACGTGCGAACACTGTGTTCATCAGCATGGGGTGGGAGTTCGATCACCGTAAAGAAGTGCTGAAAGGGATGTTTGAGCGAAACTACAAGGCTCCGCTCATTGAAGAGCAGCACCGGCTGGCGGCCTGATAACTTGATGATTTATGGGTTACGTAAAAGTTTTACGCGACCCCTAATCTATGGGTGCCATGACCTGCGCAAAATTGCGCTCACTGATTTTAAAGACAAATTAGAGAGCCACTTTCACAACGGCTCTCAATCATTACAGATACTGGTGATATAATGCTCAAGCCATAAGGCACAAAAATATTGGAGTGAGCATGAAAGACGGAATTTATAAGCTTATTTTTAATACGAACGTTAATCCGAATGGTCAGCTTGATGGGATTGTCACCGTTAGAGATGGGGCGATTAATGGCGGCGATTATGTGTGTTATTACAAGGGGTCGGTAGTTGGGGGTAAGGCGTCTGTTAAATCTGTCCCGCACAATAATCGTGATACCACGGCATTTAATGGGAAGTATCCATTAGACCTTGAGCTATCTATCGAAGACCATGGCAACCATTATCTATTCAAAGGTCACATTAAAGATGATCGATCCCAAACCATACATGGGCAGCTAAATTTCCTAAGTGATTTAGCTTAAGTGTCAAGTTAACCGCCTACGGGCGGTTTTTTATTGGATGCTATTTATAAAACTCTGCAAAAGGTGCTAACAAGTGCCTTTGACAGAATCTTATATAGATTTGCAATCATACTGGTCTCGCCATCACCGAGCGGGATACTTTACCAACCAGCGGAATATTCTGTTATGGCTAATTCAGACACACAAATGAAGCGGCCATATCCACCACTATCATTCGTCAATGAGTTCAGGGCACACATTGAATTAGTTCCCGCCACTGAAGTGCTTGAGTGGGTTAATAGTCAAATACTCAGTGACGATGGCGAACTACACAATCCTGACCACAGTCACTTAATCGACGCTGACATAAAAATCATGTGGGCGTCATCTGCATTTGAAAAGCAGGGTCGCACTGTTCTTGGTCAAGCCGAGCAAGTAGCAATGAGAGCCGGCGGCTGGCAAAAGGCCCGAATGGAACAGCAGATGTATGAATGGTTCGGTGATGTGCCGACATTCATCATTACTCTGGCTGCTGATTACTGCGCTCAATGCCCTGACCTTGATTTCTGTGCTCTGATAGAACATGAGCTATACCATATTTGCCACGCAAAGGACGAATTCGGCGCGCCCAAGTTTAATAAAGAAGGGCAGCCAGTATTGAAACTGCGCGGCCATGATGTCGAAGAGTTTGTTGGTGTGGTTCGTCGCTACGGCGCAAGCGTTGAAGTCCAAGAGATGATTGACGCAGCGAATAACAAACCCGAGGTCGGCAATCTCAACGTCGCAAGAGCGTGTGGGACGTGCCTGCTTAAATTAGCTTGATTAGTTACATTACGTTAGTCATGGAGGATACCAATGGCTGCATTAAAACCAGAGGTCAAAGCCTTCATCGTCCAGTCATTAGCCTGCTATGACACACCGTCGCAAGTAGTCGCCTTAGTGAAACAAGAATTCAGCCTCACGTTAACGCTTCAGCAGGTGTCGTCATACGACCCGACAAAGGCCATTGCGAAGAATCTCGGACAGAAATGGATAGACCTCTTCAACTCAACTCGTTCCCGCTTTCAAACTGAAATATCCGACATCCCAATCGCCAATCGCGCCTATCGACTTAGAGCGCTCGACCGCATGGCGACGAAGGCTGAGAGTATGAAGAACTTTGCGATGACTGCCCAACTAATGGAGCAGGCCGCAAAAGAGGTTGGTGATGCTTATAGCAACAAACACAAATTTGAGCACACAGGGAAAGATGGTGGCCCAATTGAGTCGGCAGCATTAACCAAGGATGAATACAAATTAGCTCGACGGGAGATGCTGGAGGATGACGACTGTTGAGCAAAGAAACTATGCGCGCAAAATAGAGTGTGAAGAAGATGGGCTGTATTTCTCCAGGTACTTCTTCAAGCAACGTACTGGCGGCAAGATGATTGTCGCACCACATCATCAAGTCATTAACGATACGTTAGAGCGAGTGGTGAGCGGCGAGATACAACGCCTGATTATCAACGTTCCTCCCGGATACACAAAAACAGAATTGGCGACGATCAACATGATCGCCCATGGCATTGCTTTAAATGCCCGCGCTCGCTTTATGCATTTATCTTACTCGCACAACCTTGCATTACTCAATTCCTCCACAGCGCGCGCTATCGTGAAATCGAAAGCGTATCAAGATATGTGGCCCATGGCGCTGCGTGATGACTCTGACAGCAAGGCTATGTGGTGGACGGAGCAGGGTGGTGGTGTATATGCCTCATCTGCCGCTGGGCAGGTTACCGGATTTCGTGCCGGGCATATGGAGGACGGTTTTCAGGGCGCATTGATTATTGATGATCCAGTCAAGCCAGACGATGCCTACTCAGAAACAGTGAGGGGGGGAGTTAACAACCGGTTCAACGAAACAATCAAATCTCGCCTGGCTGTTGAAACAACCCCGATGATTGTCATTATGCAGCGCATCCACTACCACGATCTGAGTGGTTACCTGCTGCGTGGTGGATCTGGCGAAATGTGGCACCACCTCAACCTCCCTGTAATCATCGACAATAGCCAGAGTTACAGCGAGCAATACCCGGATAACACTCACTCAATCCCAATTGAACACGGATTATCTGATGGTTGGCTATGGCCGTTTAAGCATAACGAATCACACCGAGTAGCATTGTTCTCCCATCGTCGTACCGCTGAAGCACAGTACATGCAACAGCCGCGCCGGTTTAATGCTGAGGGCGCTTTATGGACTGAGGGAATGATTGCTGCTGCCAGAGAATTAAACATTAGTGAAAATCTATCGAGAACAGTAATAGCAATTGACCCTCAAGCGACCAACAGTGAAGAGAGTGACGAAACTGGGATTATCGCCGCCAGCGCGTACGGATCGGAAGACAGGAAGCAATATTCAGCCGATGGCGACTATAGCGGGAAGTATTCTCCTAACGGTTGGGCCACTCGTTCAATGGATGCCTACAAACAGCATGATGCCGATGCTATCGTCATTGAAACTAACCAAGGCGGCGATATGGCGGAAGAAACGCTTCGCAACGCCGGTTTCAAAGATCGCATTATCCGAGTTCACGCCAGCAAGGGTAAGTTTGCCAGAGCAGAACCTATATCGGCTCTGTACGCTCAGGGTCGCGTAGCGCATCGCGGCAACCTCTATCAACTTGAAAATCAGATGATGGAATATGTTCCAACCACTTCAAAGAAATCGCCAGATAGGCTTGATGCGATGGTGTGGGCGATGACAGAACTTAGTGGATATCAGCCAGTAGGGATGATGCTTCCTAGTCGATTGCGTTAGGAAGCTATTTTAATGCGAGGTAATGATGCAAGTCGATTTCCTTCCAACTTTTGCGCTTGGATTTGCACTCGGACAGAACCCGCCGTCGCCAAAATCTTTTATGAAACCGGCCGCAACTCCGGAACCACCACCGAAAAAACCTTAACGGATACAGCATGACAGATAAATTACAGCTTGCTGTTAACCATGCATTGCAGATTAACAGCGCAATAAGTGAGTCAGCTATAGCTCGTGCTCGCATGGGCCTGCTCGATGTCGGCATGGGGCTTGACGCTAAGCGTGCTAACGCATGGTGTGAGTATGGATTCAAGCAAGAGCTAACTTTTTACGATCTCTACAGGCTCTATCGTCGCGGTGGTATTGCTCACGGAGCGGTAAACAAACTCGTTGGTACGTGCTGGCTTAGTAATCCAGAGATTATCGAAGGTGAAGAAAAGGATGAATCAGGTGCGGTCACTGCGTGGGAAAAAAGCTTAAAAGCCGTATTCACTAATCGCTTATGGCAACAATTCGCTGATGCCGACATGCGGCGATTGGTTGGCCGATATTCCGGGATATTGCTTCATGTTCGTGATGAAGCTAATTGGAATACACCCGTAGTTAAGGGGAGAGGCCTAGAGAAGATCACGCCAGCATGGGCAGGAACATTGGAACCGGTTGAATGGGACACGGATTTGAATTCCACAACATACGGCAATCCGAAGATGTGGCAATACAAAGAAACACTCCCAAGTGGGGCGAGTCGGCGTGTAAAAATTCACCCTGACCGAGTTTTCATCCTCGGCGACTACAGTAGTGATGCTATCGGATTCCTTGAGCCTGCATATAACGCCTTTGTTAGCCTAGAAAAGGTTGAGGGTGGGTCTGGTGAGTCATTCCTCAAAAACGCCGCCAGACAGCTTAATCTTAACTTTGAAAAGGAAATAAACTTTATCAATCTCGCCTCCCTTTATGGCGTTAGTGTTGATGAGCTTCAGGATAAGTTCAACGAAGCAGCTACTGAGATCAACCGGGGGAATGATGTTCTTTTGACAACTCAGGGCGCGAGTGTGACGCCACTTGTCACAGCGGTGGCAGACCCTGAGCCAACTTATAACGTTAACCTGCAAACTGTTTCATCTGCTGTTGATATCCCTGCGCGAATCTTGGCTATGTCTCAAACCGGTGAGCGGGCGAGTACAGAAGATAATCGCTACTTCAACACGCGATGCCAGTCCCGCCGCAATCGCGCTCTTTCATTTGATATTGAGGATTTCTGCAACAAGCTAATCTACCTCGGCATTATTGATTCGGTATCAATGAAAACGGTTATCTGGGATGAGCTGAACGAGCAAACAGCATCCGAGAAGTTGGATAGTGCTGTGAAGATGTCACAAATCAATAACTCATCGATGGCAACTGGCGAGGCAGTATTTAGTGGTGAAGAGATTCGCGTTGCGGCAGGTTATGAACCGGATGGTGTAGAGCCATTAGGAGAGACGAGCGATGGCGATGAAACCAAAGCCAGCGATAATCCCGAAGAACAAGAGTGATCCGACAGGACTTAATACGTTAGAACGAAAGGCGATGGCAGATTTCGCCAGGCGCTTAAGGAAGGTTCAAAAAGCCTACATCGACGCATTAGACAGATTCCCAGCCGCACCAGTAGTTAACCGCAGATACGAATACCAACTTGACACGCTACTACTCAACATCATCTTGAATGATGCGAGTGTGCTCGTCGATGCCGTTCTCTTAGAGGGTGGGCAAAGCTATCTGTGGTTTTCTGAGGATTATGTCGAGCCTGCTGCGATACGCGGCACCAACCAGGCATACGTTAATCTTAGCCAGCAATCAGCCACCTATGCTGCAAGTCGTGAATCTCTGCAAGCCATCCTCTTGAGTACCCCGTATCAGCGCCGCATGGCCCTTACTTATGCGCGAGTATTTGAAGAGATGAAGGGGTTCACCGCTAAGACTAAGCAGCAAATGGCTAGAGTGCTCACCGATGGAATAGGTAGAGGACTCAACCCGAAAGAAGTAGCACGTAATCTGCGTGACCAAATCGGGGTTGAAACGCGACGAGCTAATCGTATAGCGCAGACCGAAATACCCGGTGCATTAAGGCGGGCGAGATGGGAAGAAGCGGAAGATGCGCAAAGTATCGGACTCAAAACGATGCTCGTTCATATATCTGCATTATTGCCTACCACGCGCAGGACACATGCGGCTCGACACTCACATCTGTACACCATCGAAGAGGTACGTGACTGGTATGCGGTTAATGGCAACTCAATCAACTGTCATTGCAGCCAAGTTGAAACGCTGGTTGACGATCGAGGAAAGCCGTTAGCCCCTTCAATTATTGAAAAGCTTAAAGAGGAACGCAAACAAATGGCTGAACGAGGCTATCCGTGGGCTGAGGAATAAATCATGTCAATTCAGGTAAACATCACCACAAGGGTGAATAACAAATCAATTCGGCGTGAGACATACAACGGCAAAGAGCACTGGGTTTTGCCTAGCTACACGCTTCCGGCCAATGTGGTCATGAATGGCGGGCTGTACACATCAGAACAGATTGATGCTCATTATTCTGGACTTGAGGGGACATTAGCACCACTCGGCCATCCAGAGGTTAATGGTGCTTTCGTCTCAGCATTCAGCGCTGAGGGTATTAATCAGGGCCATATTGGCGCATGGAACCGCAACGTTAAGAAATCAGGCAACCGCATCTATGTAGAGAAATGGGTGGATGTTGAGGTTGCCAAGCGATCTGATGGTGGACGAGAACTTCTGGCTCGGGTGGAAGCTATCGAACGAGGCGAAGATGTTCCGCCAATTCACAGTAGTGTCGCTGCTTTCCTTAATGAAATTGAGCCGAGTGAACAGCAGCGTGCGCTGGGGGCTAACTGGGTGGCGGATATTGTTCGCATGGATCATGACGCCATCCTACTGCATGAAGTCGGAGCCGCGACGCCGGAGCAAGGTGTTGGCTTAATGGTTAACGCTGATCTAGCAACACCATTACAAGTTAATTCTGGCGCACTGATTGGTGAATCATTTCGTGAGCGTGAACGCCGGTTAGAGAAAGCTGCAAAAGACCGATTCGCGCCTGGTGATAACGATTATGCATGGATTGCCGACTTCACGGATTCTCAGGCAGTCATCATCAAGAACGGCGGTGATGCGCAAGTCTACGGCTACAAATCTGAAGGTGGGAAAATTACCTTTTCCGACACAGGAACAGTGGTAACCCGCCAAGAGTCATGGGTTTCCATCATCGCAAACAAAGTTAAATCCCTTTTTACTCCGCAGGATTCACCTGCAACCAATAGCAATAATACGGAGGGCGACATGCCTTTAACCAAAGAAGAAATGGAACAAATCGGCAGCATGATTGGTGAGGCTGTGGCTACCAATACAGAAAAGGCATTGAAGCCACTTTCTGACAAGGTTGATGCGCTACAAGCTAACCATAAAACGCTATCAGACACGCTGACCGCTAACTCACGCGCCGAAGAAGTAACAAAGCGCGCAGAAGTAGCGAAGGTTCACGGTGAAATCGTGGCTAATGCTCTATCGGGCGAGGCTCTGGATGCAATGTTTAAGTCGTTAGGCAAAGCCGCGCCGCTTGGTACTAATTCAGCGCAAATTCAGACAGAAACTGGCGCACCTGACCCAGCAACCCATTTCGGAGGTGCTAAATAATGGCTCGTTATCGTCGCGTTAATATTGACGGTGATTCCCTGTTCAAAACGGAAACCCGTAAAACCGCTGCTGCACTTTATCCAGGCACTTTTATTGTGATCAACGGTAGCAAGCTGTTTGCACAGGCAACAACTCCAGTTGGCCGTATGTACGTGCTGGACAATGCATACCATGAAGGCTTGGGTATCACTGACCAGATCCCTTCAGGACACTCTGCCATTGGCAACTACTTGGAGGAAGGTCGTGAGTTTGCTGTGCGTGTAGCTGCTGGAACTTATGTCAAAGATCAACCGATCACCGTTGTTGCAGGCTTGGCCGCCGCTGTTCCTGCCACCGCAGGCACTTACAAGGTTATTGGCTATTGCCAAGATGCTGTAGTGACTACCGCAGTTGACTTTATTCGCATCCGCGTTCGCGCTGACAGCGTTACTGTTTCTTAAGGAGAATCAGATGTTTTTTGATGCAAATACGCTGGCTACGAATAGCCGCCTGCGCGGTCACTGGAATGAGTTGTGGGCAAACCGCAACATGTTCGATGCGCAACACCGTGGCATGATTGCCGCCAACCAAAACATGATGACGCCTGAAATGCTAACGGCAAACACCTTGCTTGGCGATGGGTTGGGCCGTGACTTTTGGGCTGAGATCGATCGCCAAATTATTCAGTTGCGTGACCAAGAAACGGGTATGGAAATCGTCACTGACCTGATGGGTATCCAGACCGTTCTGCCTATCGGCAAAACCGCGAAGCTGTACAACATGGTTGGTGATATTGCTGATGATGTGTCTATCAGCCTAGATGGGCAGCCGCCATATTCATTCGACCACACCGAGTATTCCAGTGATGGTGATCCGGTGCCGGTGTTTGCCGCTGGTTATGGTGTCAACTGGCGTCTAGCGGCTGGTCTTAACACCGTTGGTGTAGATCTGGTTCTTGACTCTCAAGCCGCTAAATTGCGCAAGTTTAATAAGCGAATCGTTTCCTACGTTCTGGACGGCGATAGCACTATTCAGGTGCAGAACTATCCGGCGCAGGGTATGCGTAATCACCGCAACACGATTAAGTTGAATCTTGGTTCGGGATCTGGTGGCGCAAACATCAATCTCACCACCGCCACTCAAACTGAACTCGCTACGTTCTTCACGTCAGGCGCATTCGGACAATCGGCACGTGACAACTTCGTGGAAGCATACGATGTCCTGTGGGTTTCCCCTCAGATTTGGGCCAACTTGATGAAGCCAGCAACTGTGACTATCGGCGGTGATACTCTGCTGTCAGGCGGTACGGTTCTGAATGTTATCACTGGCTTTATTCCTGCTCGCGCAATCCGTCAGACTTTCGCATTGACTGACAATGAGTTCATCGCCTATCAGCGCCGTCAGGACGTGATCACTCCACTGGTTGGCATGGCAACTGGTGTCGTTCCTCTGCCACGTCCTATGCCTCAGTCAAACTGGAATTTCCAGATTATGGCGGCTATGGGTTTACAGATTAAGCGAGATGGCGGCGGTAAATCTGGCGTGCTGTACGGCGCTAATCTGGCGTAAGGAGTTGCGATGGCTAAGTATGAAGTTATTCGCCCTTGGAATGGGGTTAAGCATGGCGATGTGGTGGATTTGGATACGCTACATCCGGCGCTTGAAGCTAACGTCCGTCCGCTGTCAGGTGAGGCTTTAGGTGACCTGGCTCCAGCAACTCCAGAAGCGACATCTGGCAAACGAAAGCAACCGAAAAATGAAGTAACCGAATAAGCCGCCATATTTGAGCGGCTTTTTTAATACCCTCTTCGGAGGGTTTCACTTTAGGGGATCGGTATGCTGACCGCAGAACAGGCAAAAGAGTATCTGGCCACAGTCGGGATATCGCTCCCTTCCTTCGTGCTTGATGCGTTAGTGGAACAGGCTAACTCGATTCAGGAATGTTTGGACGCCAACTACACGCCAGCAACCGCGCTGCTTATCCAGCTTTATCTGATTGGGTTGATGGGGCTGGGGCAGGGTGATAAGTACATTAGCTCTCAAACAGCCCCGTCTGGTGCGTCGCGCTCATTTCGGTATCAATCATTCGCTGACCGGTGGAATGGCTCTCTCTCATTGCTTAGGAGCCTTGATAAGCACGGTTGCGCCACTGCGATAACGCCATCTAACCCAAGCAATGCCGCCTTTGCTGGGATTTGGATTGGCAAGGGTGGATGCATGTGCGGGGATAAATAGAATGGCGTCACTAAGAAGCATGCAAAGATCAGTAAGGCTTGATATCGAAGTGCTCTATGACACTGGGTCTGGTGATATCACGTTCAAAGATTCCTTATTAGTTGATAAGCATCGATTTCGGTTTTTCTCATATTTGGGATTCGATAACGAAAACCCTCCTGAATTCATGGAGCTTAATGATGGCGAATTTATTCGGTCAACCTTCGTGAAGAAGGTGAGGATTCAGCGATTCAAGGAATGTGAAGGTGGTGAGTGCCCAGATCAGTTCGAGGACTATTTATCATGAGTAGCGCCGCAAACTGGAGTTACACGGCAGTGGCCACATTGTGGAAAAAGAACGGGAAGCCAGATGAGTACGGTAAACAGGCTTGGCTTCCTCCGATTCAGATTATGTGTGATTACGGTGGTGATGCTACGGCGAAGCTAGGTGATATCGGTCTGGAGTTCGTTATCAAAAACACACACTGGACTGAGTACGCTGATGCTGAACGGGGCGACTACATCCTGATCGGCGATTCGGTAGCGATTGACCCGACCAAGGTGGATGGTGCTGATGAGGTGAGGCACATCATTCGTTATGCCGACACATTCGAGCGCATTGCAGACGACTACGCAATTATTACAGGAGTCTGATATGGGCGCGAAAGTTAAAGGCATCAGAGAGGCAAAGGCCAATCTGGATAGGTTGATCGGGGATATTCAAGGCCGGAAAGCTGTCAGGGCAATCACCAAGGCATTAATCATCGGAGCGTCGCAGGCAGCACTCTATACCCCCATTGATACATCAACTCTTATCAACTCTCAATTTCGTGATATCAACGTGAATGGCTCTAGGCTGACCGGGCGAGTGGGCTACTCGGCAAACTATGCCATATATGTTCATGATCCGAATGTTAAACAAACGTTCCGTAGGGCCACGGCTGAGAAGGAGTTCTTAGTTAAAGGATTTGAGGATACTAAGCACATCATTGATAAAGCGATAGCGGAGGAAATGAAGCTATGACTCCATCAATGCATAGGCGTATCAGGGATTATTTTGTCGATGCTGGGTTAACCACTGGCTTCACTACTCAAATGCTCAAATGGCGTGATACTGACAAGCAGACTGAACAATTCATTGTCTTCCGGCCCAACGGTGGCAGCTCAATTCGCAATGACCTGGGCAGTGAGTTTTATGTCTTGGTTGATGTGATTGGTGCAGTTAACGAGGACGAGGCGGCAGATAACACGACACAGGCGATAATCGCGCACGTTCAGGCGAATCCGAATCCAAATGACTGCATTGGCTATATTGAAAACCTAGGCAGTATTCCATCCCCCGTCACAACCACTGAAGGCCGCTTGGTCTACAGACTTCAATTCGCAATTAAATACGGCGACTAAGCCGAACTAACAGAGGTAAAAAATATGCAAGGTTGCCAAAATGATTACGGCAAGCTGGTTGGTCGCGTCGCCGTTTTACGGATGGCGTTTGGTTGCCCGGAAACACTACCAGAAGTAGCGGATTGGCAGCGCATGGGTGCGCTAACCACCAAGGGTCTCGACTACTCGATGAATACCATTTCTTCCGACGCGGATGACGCAAAGGGGCTGGTAGAGAACTTGGTCACCAACATGGATTTGACGATCTCAGGTGAGGGCGAGTGGCGAAAACGAGCTAAATCAACTGAGGTCGGTCCGGTGAAAATGTCGAAATACATTTTCGATGAAGTGCAGGCAGGCCGCCAGCCGGGCCTATGGGTTCGCTTTGATTTCCTCGGCGTGGATGATGGCACCTATATTCAGGGTTACTTTAATACCACGTCGTGGAGTTCAGACTTTGGTTCTTCTGACTTTGCTACTTACTCTGGTGAGTGGAAAGTTGCTGATGCAGATTCTGTCACTTTCGTTGATGGCTCGGCGATTCCGGTTGCTAGTGTAACTGTAGCTCCGGCAACCAGTACTGGCGCGGTCGCCGCAACAGTTCAACTTACCGCCACCGTCCTGCCTGCGGACGCTACCGACAAAACTGGCGTATGGACAACCTCTGACGCAACCAAAGCAACGGTTAGCTCAACGGGACTGGTCACCCGTGTAGCAGTCGGAACAGCGACAATCACATTCACGACGAATGATGGCGCTAAAACCGGAACGAGTAATATCACTATCACCGCGTAATTATCACAAAGAGCATCTTATTGGTGCTCTTGATGATGATTTCTTCGTCAAACACAGTTCTAAAATTAAAATAATTATTTTTTTGTCAAAGTGATGGCATATTGATGCTGTGAAAAATCGTTATCCCATTTGCCACTATGTTTTTTTGCTATTACTAACATGACATGGCGTAAAATTTCTCCAAAAATCAAATACAGTTTTAGTCTATTCTTCGGACTTTCTGATTTAAGCGTTACAGTTTCTTGTTCGTTTCCATTTTCATCAAAAATAGTGATGTAACAGTTATCGAGCGATTTTTCGTTAGTTTTTGCTATGTGATTACTTGTTTTAGCCGCAATGCTTTGTATTCTTGAGTCCGGTATTTCCTGTTTACTTACATTATGAGCAATGTCATTTCTCAGTGAGTTTATTACCCCGATAGCCTCACATATATCACTAGGAAGTCCGAAGTTTTTGGCCATCTCTATTTTAGAACTGCATTCCATCCGCAAACGCTTTGTATCATCTCCAAAAACGTACGCGTTACCAGAGCATGCACATATCCATGCCTCAACAAGCCGTTCGCAAAGTAAATGAATCCTAAGCGTGGTTCCGGTATCGTCATCAATTGTTGCCGCTTTCAACAATAATCCATTCAGATCAATGGACGTGTAGTAGTTCATGAATATTCTTGCGTCCATACAATTTCCTTGAGGTGAAGCATGATAGATTTAGAGAAAATGATGATTGTGTTTCTGAGGGACGATGGTGTTTCCTTGCAAATGGGTAGTGATTCTGCCAGTTACTCACATTCCGGTAAAATCCGGTTATATGCAGGGGCAGGTAAAAAGATGCTTCCATCACATGTCATAATCAAAGACCAAAGAACCGAAACAGATTACTCTGAGATTAAAAAATAACCAATACTGACAAATGATCAGTACTGACGCATTCGTACTCCGGTGGGTTTTTGCGTTGTCTTGCACCATACCCCTGCTATCATGTAACGAACTGTTATGGATGGGGATAGGGATATGAGAACTCGCTTTATAGTTTCAATGACAGCTTTATTGTTTACGCCATTTTTAAACGCCGAAGAATACAAAATCACGATCCCTTCAGATTCTAAAGCTGAGTACACAGTTTTAAGCAAAGGAACCCAAGGAGACCTAAAGACAATCGTAACCAAGAGATCTGGTTCATCTGGTGTCAGTTACTCTGAGCGGGCTTATGATTGCAACAATCACACCGTAAAGTATCTTGGGAGTGGTGATACCTTGGAGCAAATGAAAGCATCTGGAGCAGATAAGAATATGGGGGAGATATTTACTGGTTCAATAGCTGATTTTGTAGGTAGGGAAGCTTGTAAATAGATATTTATCTTTAACCCTCTACGCTAAACAAATAGCCTCGCTAATGCGGGGTTTTTTATTGCCTAAATTTCAGGATACCCCATGACCCCGATGCTTGATATTGGCGAGATGCTCCTGTCTGACACTGAGTGTCAGCAAGATTATTTCTTCCGCCCATCATTAAAGAACATGACAAGAATAGGCGCAGCGACTGAGATTGTCGAAACATACGCAGTGTTGAATGGTTCTGAATTGAATCAGGTTTTGACTCCGGCAATAAATGCCAACCTGCCAGCATCGTTAATGCCAAGCAAGGCCATAAAACAATGCACAGATCATATTCTTGCCGCCGCTATAAGGGTTATTGAGGCTTGTTGTGACAGACCAGTAACGGCGCTTGTGGGTGAATTTAAGGGATGGCGAAATTGCATTGTTTATCGGCCCGGTAAAGTTTCAAAAGAAGTCGTTATTACTATGGCTAGAGAATTAATTGAACATGGTGTTATCGGTAAAGCAAAAATAAGAAAGCTGCAAAAAAATGAAGGCAAGAACGAATACAGTTCCGAATTTAACGCAATGGATTACATCAATTCTGCAAGAATTCACTTCAACATGCCACGCGACGAAGCCGAGCAGTTAACGATGACCGAGTTCCAGTTATTGCTCAAGGCTAAATACCCAGAAGATAAAGGTTTCACCCGCGAAGAATACGATGAAATCATGGATGCAGATGATCGTCTGCAAGCGCGTTTAATTGCTGAAGAAGAGGCGAGGTTAGCGAAAAATGGCGAGTGAACAACAACTAGGTAATATCGTTTATCAGGTAGAGATGGAAGTCGGTAAGCTAATTGCGGCTCAAAACAAGGTTAATGAGCGACTTGATCAGATGCAGGGCGGTTTTGATAAGACTACTGCATCATCAGGGAGATTGGAGTCAGGTCTTAATAAGGTGGGAATTGCTATCGCTGGGGCATTCACGATCAGCGCAGCAAAAAAGCTTATTGATATAGCTGACAATATGAACATGTTGGATGCTAGGGTTAAGAGACTAAGTTCAAGCGTTGAAGAAGCGAAGGCAACCATGGCCTCTCTTTCAACAATAGCGTCTAATACTGGCAGTAGTTTATCTAGCACTCAGAAGTTGTGGGAGACGCTTACATCTAGCCTGAAAGAAGCAGGGGCAACCAACGGGCAGGTTTTATTATTGACAGATACTTTGCAGAAAATAGGCACTGTTGGTGGCTCTTCAACAGAGGAAATGTCAAATGCTTTAAGACAATTCGGGCAATCCATCGCAGGAGGAGTTGTTAGGGCTGAAGAGTTTAACTCTGTACTTGAAAATATGCCTGAACTTGCGAGACAAATTGCAGCAGGGCTAGGAGTGTCACTAGGTGACCTTCGTAAAATGATGCTTGATGGAAAATTAACGGCTGAGCAGGCACTGAATGCAATCCAAAATCGAGCCCAGTCAGTAAATATTGAGTTTGATAAAATGCCGGTTACCGTAGATCGTGCAAAAAACAGCCTTGATGTTGCATTTAAAAATATGATTAGCGACCTAAACCAATCTATTGGATTAACCCAAACCCTTGCAGGCTTAATGATGTCTGTCTCTAATAATCTTAGTTATTACAATAAGAATATTGGCGACTCATCACGCATGCCAAAACTAATCGAATTACAAAAAAAATATAACGATGAATTAGCTGAAGGGAAGCAATGGTATGAAACGGATACTGTTTTCCAACAAAGGAGAGGGCAAGCTGCATTTGAACTTAAACGTGTAGAAGGTGAAATTGCTAATATCAGAGCTAAATCAGCCAAAGATGCAGCGATTGCTAATCAACCCATTAAGGTAAAATCAAATGCACAATCCGGCGATGATAAACAAGACAAGTTATTAAAGAACTCACAAAGAAGAATTGAGTTAACAAAATTGGAAGGCGAAGCGAGAGCTAGGCTTCAAGCTCAGTATGATGCTGAAGATGCAGGAATGGCAAAGGATGACCCCAGAACAAAAGATTTAGAGAATCAGTATGCTCAGATATATAAAAATTCTCAGGCCACAAAGGAAGGTAATAAAGTATCTAATGATGCTGCAAATGCATTAAAAACTCAGCGTGAATCAATCGCCGAACTAAGTACGGGATACGAGGAAGGGAGTTTAGCTCTAGCAAAGTTCAAAGCAATTCAGGCTCTTGGAGGAAAATCTAGCCCACAGGATACAGCGGCAGCAGAAAAAAACGCAGAGATTCAGTGGAAACTTGAGCAAGAAAAACAGGATAAAATATCAGCCAAGGAGATGCAAACGTCTGCAAATATTGCAAAGGTTCGAGATGAAGATCTTGCTCAGGCTAAGCGCCAACTTGACGCTAAATTTATCGATGAAGAAGCCTACCAGAAGCGCAGGTTAGAAATAGCGGGTGAGTATTCTAAAAAGATAGCTGAAGAGTCAGCAAATAATGCTGTAACCCCACAACAGCAAAACGCCGCATTAGTTGATCCTGTACAGGCGTTGGCTAATGAGAATGCTCAAAAGTTAGCACTGATTCAGAAATTTGAAGAGGATAAAACGTTAACCGAGCAGCAAGCGTTAACTCTCCGTAATGCCGCAAACACCCAGTACGAGCAAGCTAGGCTGGCAGCTCAATGGGATATCTGGAGGAATCAGAGTGAGGGAAACCAGTATCTGGCAAGCTCGCTCGAATCGTTAGGGCAGCGCTCAACCAATATTCTTACCGGCCTAATCATGCAGACACAATCTGGAAAGCAGGCAATGCTTAATCTTGCTTCAACAATTGCACAAGATGGTATTGGTGCTCTTGTTGATATGGGGCTTCAGTATGTCAAAAACATGATAATGGGACAGGCGGCGGCAACTACTGCTCTTGCTGCTACGGCCGCACAAGCAACCGCAGCGGCAGCGGCATGGGCTCCAGCGGCGGTTAGCGCCTCTATTGCGACAATGGGAGGAGCTTCTTCGGTCGGTACTACTGCTTATGGCACAGCGCTGGCAGCATCGAAGGGACTGGCCTTGGCCGGCGCTCGTAAGAACGGCGGTCCAGTAAATGCTGATTCAATGTACCAAGTCGGGGAGGGTGGGAAGCCAGAACTACTTAAAGCGTCCAACGGCAAGCAGTACATGATCCCCGGCGACAATGGAAAGGTCATCAGCAATAAGGATATGCAGGGTGGTAGTGGTGGGGGAACATCACTAAATCAAGTAATGAATATTACTGTGAACACTACTAACGGGCTGGATGATGCCACTATTAAACAGTTAAGGCAGGCATGGAAAACGGATACAATGCTTATTCTCAAAGACCAGCAGCGCCCACGAGGGTTGTTGAGCAGGTAGAGGTGACACTAAAGTAATCATTAGTTACAAACTAAAAAGGAGCTTTAAATGCGTTATCAAATTGAAGAGATCGCTGCTTTCGATTATCCGGATGATAATGAATCTGGAATTGTTGGAACGGTAAACTTTATTTATGAAGATCATAATCGAAACATTAAAGTTTTCGTTTGTATTCCGCATGATAAGAATTCATCCCTTGCAGTAATTGAACAAAGAATTTTCGAGCAAGCCAAGAAGCAATTAAAAGAACTGGCATCAGAAATTTAAGTTCTTCCTGTACTAAAATACTAACCCGCTCAGGCGGGTTTTTTATTATCCGGAGTACCCCATGCCAGAAACATTTACATGGAGCCCACAAAAAGGCTTCACGGCTTCCCGCGCGCCAAATGTAGCTGTCGTTAAACTTGGCGATGGCTACGAGCAGAGGCAGGTCAAAGGCATTAACCCATTGATGGATAGCTATTCTCTGACATTCATGGGAACTGACGGTCAATGCAATAAACCGAATGTAGCAAAGCAAGCAGAAGCATTCATTAAGGCGAGAATGGCCGTAGAGGCGTTCTACTGGACACCATCAGATACTGGTGCTCAAGCGCTTTATGTGTGCCGCTCGTGGTCAATGAAAAAGACCGGTCCAGTATTTGAATTGTCATGCACGTTTGATCAGGTGCCACGTTAATTAAAGCCGAAAGGCAGGAGTGAGTTATGACGCAAGAAGAACGAATTGAAGCGCTAGAACAGCAGGTATCAGAGATGAAAAAGCAGCTCACCGAAATTAAGCAAGCTGTGACTCATCACCAAGATTCAAATCAAGCAAATTTTAACGATATAAATGCGGCCATTTCTCAGGCCGCTAAAGATATTTCTACTTTTTACTCAGGACGATTTTACGTTCATAGTTAAACTCTGAATTGCTCTAACTGGTCAGCTAAATCGTTAAGGGCTGGTGTATTTGTTTGACGTAATTCTTTTAAGAATATTTCTCTCAATGGTTCCTGTAACTTCTGAAACATAAGGCCGAGCGCCACTTTCAGAGCGGTCACTTCAGCACCAAGAGTATTCAAATCAGTGTTATCTGTGGTTACCTGCAAATTGTTAATAACACTTTGTTTTTGTTGACTCATATCATTTCCTTATCCCAGAGTAAATCAGCCATTCCTCCGATAGATAACACTCAAGCCGCGCATGGCTAGAGTGGGCTGACCTTACACAATAGAAGATCAGCCGGTAATCGCCATTGAGTTGATCAATAAACACGCCAATGCCCACGAAAGTGGGCTTTTTTATGGGTGAAATATGAGAGACATACCAGCAGAACTCATTATCGCGAGCGTTGATGCTGGCGTTGGCGCAATGATTGACCTGTTCGAGGTTGATTTACAGTCATTCGGCGGTGATGTGATCCGCTTTCATTCCGGTACCAATGGTTATTACGGTGATGTTATCTGGAAAGGTCAGCAATACTCGGCCTATCCAATAGCGGTAGAAGGGTTTGAAGTTAAGTCAGAAGGGACTTACTCGCGGCCAACGATGAAGGTTGCCAACATCACCGGCTTAATTACTGGCATTAACAGCGATTTTGATGATGCATTGGGTGCAGTCGTTACTCGGCGGCAGGTTCTGGTTCAAAATCTCGATGCGGTTAATTTCCCCGGTGGCAATCCAGATGCGGATACCACGATGGAGGCTGTTTCACGCTATGTGATCGAGGAAATGGTTGAAGAAACTTTCGAGACAGTGACTTACAACCTTGCCACTCCAGTGGATTGCGATAACGCGATTATCCCAGCACGAACCATTCTGGCAGACGTTTGCCAGTGGATATATCGCGGTGATGGCTGTGGTTACTCTGGGCCGCCTGTTGCCGATGATAAAGACAACCCAACGACCGACCCATCAAAAGATAAGTGCTCAAAACACTCTTCAGGATGTCGATATCGCCACCCTAAACCAGAACCACTCCCAATAGGTTGCTTCCCCGGATCAGCTAAGGTGTCCTGATGCTTGAGAATGAATGCCTTGAGTTCGCCGCCTCGTCTGATGAAGAGGTTTGTGGCCTGATAGTAGGCAATGAGTCGCTAGTCAGATGTCGAAATATTCACCAAGACCCAAGGCGGCACTTTCGAATAAGTGATGATGACTGGTTAGAAACAGAAGCGGCGGGAGAAATCACCGCCGTTTTTCATTCTCACCCAGAGCAAAAGCTTGTGTTATCTGGTGCAGACCGATCCGGACAGTTGGCAACCGGCATCGATTGGTGGCTTGCTAGCGGCGGAAAGCTTCGGAAATTTAGACCTGTAGAGCATCTGCTAGGTCGGACATTCAAGCATGGTGTTATGGACTGCTACACACTATTTCGTGACGCCTATCATTTGTGCGGCATTGATTTGCCTGATTTTGAACGCACTAACGGGTGGTGGCTGCGCGGCGAAGACCTTTACCTAAAAAACATGGCAGCCAATGGTTTTCATGGAGTAAATATGCAAGACGTCCAACTGGGTGATGTGTTTATTCGGCGAGCTTTTCCAGAGTCAGACCCTTGCCACGCCATGATTTACCTTGGTGATAACACCATTCTTCATCATGAAAATACCGGTCGCCTAAGTCGTCGCGAACCTTTGCGGCCTGCTTATTTGCGCCTTACTCATTCAATCTGGAGACACGAACAATGCTCATCTTTAGATTTTCGGGGAGTCTTCGACGACATTTCCGCCAAATCACTTTAAAGGTTGATACCCCTTCGCAGGGGTTACGCCTTCTTCTTGCCCAATGTCCTGAATTCAAACGTGACTTCTATAAATCAAAAATTCGAATGCGGGTTGACGGCAATGACGTTTCCAATGACACGCTTAATTTTCACATGGATCGGCACTTAAGGGACGGCGCGACAGTCTTGTTTGTCCCTGTTGTTGAGGGGGCAATAACTGCTGTGGCCGCAGCGTGGATCATGGTCGCCGTTACCGTGGCCTCAGTAGCCTATTCGCTCTATATGACCTCGAACATGAAAACTAAGACGTCGGCTGAGTCTGCACAAAGTGGCACGATAACGAATAACTCATTCACCAGCGCTGAGAACAAAGTTGGACAGGGGCGGCCTGTTCCATTGCTGTTGGGCGAAATGGTTGTTGGATCGAACGTGGGTTCGCTCGGCATTGATACCAGCAATAACAAAGATTGGAACATCTCTATTAGCTAAGGTGGCAATATGAGTTCAGGCGGCGGTGGCGGAAGTACACCAACACTCATTAATGACAATCTCACGTCAAAGCAATTTTATCGCGTTCTCGACATCATTTCAGATGGCCCAATTTACGGCCCTGTAGACCAAGAGCATTTGTCATCATTCAGACTAAATAAAACACCAATCACTAATAATGCAGGTGTAGTTAGCGTTCCTGGAGTTAGCGTCGCCTGGCGGCCAGGATCAGCAACACAAACCCCAATAAATGGCTTCTCTGCTGTTGAGTCAACAACCATTGTTAAGGCAGACGTAACTCAGGCAACGCCGCTAGTGAGAACTATCACTGACACAAATGTTACCCGCGTAAGGCTTAATATCGGCGTCAGTTCATTGGTAGAGCAGGATGCTCAAGGAAACCAAAGGAACACTTCAGTGACAATGGTCATTGAAACCAGGGTTGGGAATAGTTCTTTTCAGGTCGTTAAAACAGTAACGATTGGCCCAAATAAAATTTCAGGGGAATACCTTGAAGCGCACTTGATTGATGCACCTGAAACAAAGCCATTTGATATTCGAGTTCGCCGCATTACTGCTGATAGTACAAGCGACTTTCTCAGAAATGGAACCATCTGGAATAGCTTTACTGAGATGATTGACGACAATCTCTCATATCCTTACACGGCTGTATGTGGCGCTGTAATTGACCGAGATCAGTACACTGACACACCTAACCGAACATACCATTTACGTGGACTAATAGTGGATGTACCCGATAATTACGACCCAATAACACGCACATATACCGGCCTCTGGCTGGGTGGTTTCAAATCAGCATGGACCAATAACCCTGCGTGGATATTCCGCATGCTGGTTAAAAATACGCGCTACGGACTGGCTCGTCGTGCGGGATATATCGATGTTGATGACGGTAGCCTGTACGTGTTATCTCAATTCTGTGACCAAAAAGTAGAAGATGGATTCGGTGGTGAAGAGCCTCGATTTACCTTGAATGCTTATATTACTGAGCAGAAAAGTGCGCGTGAATTACTTGATGATATCGCTGGCATGTTTCGAGGGATAGCGCTGTGGGATGGTATGCGATTCAGCATCATGATAGACCGACCACAAGATCCGGTTGCCGCTGTAACGAATGCCAGTGTCGTTGATGGGCTATTCACCTATAGCGCAATGAAGCGATCCGAGCGTTACAACGCTGTCGTTGTGTCATGGACTGACCCCAATAACGGTTGGGAGCAAGTGAAGGAATATTACTCTGATGATGAGATGATCAGCAGTAGTGGTGCCTACAACGAAACAACGATAGAGGCTTTTGGTTGTACATCTCGTGGACAGGCCCGCCGCACCGCTAGATGGTTAGTCGAAAGCGCCAAGCTTGAAAAAGACAAAGTAACGTTTCGCATGGCACGTGATGCAATTGGGTTTATCCCTGGCGACATTGTTGAGTTAATGGATAACAACAGAACAGCGGCCCGACTCGGTGGACGAATAGTTAGTCATAGCGGGGTGGTGATCAATGTTGACGCTGATGTGTCGGCGTTGGCTGGAAATGGCGACACTATGTCTATCATGGGCGCTAACGCTAAATTCACTAAATATGAAATTGCCTCGGTTAATGGTTCTGCTATCACGCTGAAAGTTGCGCCAGCATGGGTTAGAGATGGCACTACGTTTGCAATTTCAACCAGTGAAGTATCTACGCGCTTGTTCCGTATTATGGGGATATCTGAAGATGAAAATAACTCTATCTACAGCATATCCGCAACGCTGCATAACCCCAACAAGCAAGCCATTGTTGATGAAGGGGCTGTATTCGATGTCCCTTCCGATACATTGAATGGTTATCGCGTCCCAAATATCGAGAACCTTCGGGTGATCAACACGAACAGTGAGACTGTTCAAGTCAGCGCTTCGTGGGAAACAGCCACTACAACCAGAAAACTTGTGTTTGAGTTGCTGGTTTATACCTTAGATGGAAAGGTTTTCGCGCAGTACGAAACAGATCAGTTCCGCTATGACTTCTTTGGCATTCCGGCAGGGATGTATTCTCTTGGAGTTCGTGGGCGTAATGATAACGGCATGAAAGGGGCTGAAACGCAGGTTAGTTTGCTCATTGGTGTCCCACCAATGCCGTCATCAGTTCGATGGACGCCAGGCATATTCTCTGCTGATGTCGTGCCAGTAATGAACATTACAGCCACAACAGATACTACCTTTGAGTTTTGGTGGACTGGAGAAATACCAGCATCTAGCCTGGCAAACATTGAGAATGAAGCTCAGTTTTTAGGGCGATCAACTCAATGGACGTTGAACGGACTCAAGGCCGATACAACTTATTATGTTTACGTCAGGACTCGTAATGCGTTTGGTGTTTCTGAGTTTGTTGAGGCATCCGGTGTCGCATCCTCCGATATTCCCGGCATGATTGATTACATTGATGATGCAATCAGGGGATCAGAAGCATTTGAATCTATAACCACAAAAATAGATACAAACAGTGATGCAATAATTGAAAACGCAATAGCCAACGATGCTGATATTAGGAGGTGGAGGGTTGATTCTGGGCGAGGTAAAGCGGAGATACTTGAAGTTAGAACAGTTATTGCAAATGACCAGGAATCATTTGCCGAGTATCGACAATTGGTCACCGCGCAATTTGATGAACAAGAGGCAGCCATTCAAACAAAGGCAACAACAAAGTTTGACCATACTGGGCAGGGTTCGGCTGTTTATAGTGTCAATGCAGGTTTTACTTATAATGGGCAGGATGTATCAGCTGGCATGTCAATTGCTGCTGAAGTGTCAGGCGGAGTGGCAAAAAGTTATATTCTTTTTAGCGCAGATACATTTGCAGTTTATAACACCAATAACGGTGGTTATGAGTTAGCGTTTGCCGCTACAGGGTCACAAACATTCCTGAGGGCTGCGTTCATTCAAGATGGCTCTATAACCAATGCAAAAATAGGCGAATACATCCAGTCTAGTAATTGGAATGGCTCAACTATAGGTTGGCATGTGAATAAAAATGGAGATGCTTGGTTTAATAATGCAAATATAAGAGGGCAGTTAACAATGGACACAACCACAAATGGTATTCGTACAATAATAGATTATCGTGGTCAAAAAACATATCATGCTAATGGACAAATTGCCGTGCAAGTGGGTTATTTCTGATGGCAGAGCCGATTCTATATGTCTCCCCCAGTGATGGGGGGAAAGGTGTCTATATGACATCTGGAACACGGTTACTTAGATTTCTAGGAAACTACGACACATTGGGAACAGGCAACCCGCCATCCGTTGTTCTGAATGGTTATACAGGAGGGCAGTTATATTTAGTCCCGACATCTTTCGGGGGAGTAAATACCCCCGCAGGTGCCGCCTCGGCATATGCGTGGTATGTTACGGGTTACTCAATGTCGGGCAACCGTATAACCTTTACGACTTCAGATAGTAATTACGGATGGGCGACATTCTCAGCGTTTGAAATTCCGACATCCCCAGCGTTCGGGACATACGGGTTATTCCTGCAAAATTCGGCTAATTTCATGGCAATAACCGATGCTACGGCATTGGGTTTTTGCACATGGCGAGGGCAGGTCACTATATCGTCAGATTGGCAAGTACCAGCAGGGATACCAAACCGTAATAATGCTATCGTGTTTGCTAATTGGAACGATCCTAATGTGTCTTTACTATACGATAGTGCCAATAAAAATATTCATTGCTTTGCTATCAACTCGACAGGCTCGACGAGTAACGGCTCAGTGGTTGCTAACGTGTGTGTTTTCACCACGGGTTTTTTCCCTGCACCGCCCAGCGCCGGCACTGCGGGGTTAGCTATTTTTAATACATCAGGACAATGCACATATTCATCCCGCTATGCGCCGCTAATTCTGGCAAACACGACACAACTAAGTTCCACACCTAATACATGGGTAAATACTGGCATAACAAGACCTATGATCCCCCTTCCTAGTCTTGGAGGGCTACCAGCAGGACTAGAGCAAAGCGGAGGTTTTATAGGGTGGTATCTAACCGCTATGAGAATGTCAGGATCAAGCATAACAGCAGGACAGGGGGCTTATTTAAATAGCGTCCCAATGAGTGACAATAGATACGGTAATAGTCCGTTGGCTTTACCCGTTCTAAATACCGACACTTACTTTTAAATCAAATTAGGAATAATCATATGTCTTGGTATAAGGCAGGTAAAGTCACGTCCGTAGTCGGTACAAATGTTATTACTGGCACCGGCACGTTATGGAGTAATCCAATATTTGGTATCGCGCCGGGGCAGATGATTCTTGTCCCCGGTGCGGGGCAGGTTGTTATATATGAAATACTTGCTGTGGATAGTGATACTCAAATTAGAATATCAAGTAACTCAGCCTCATCCATTACTAATTCAGATTATGCGATAGTAACAACCGTATCAAATTCTATGTCTGATTTGGCGCGTCGTACGGCTGTTCAATTGGCTTTATACCAAGGTTTGCTTGAGGACTGGCAATTAATAACAACAGGCACTGGCGATGTCACTATTATTGCGCCAGACGGTTCAACTGTGGTTATTCCCTCATTAACTAAAATGTCGGAAGATATAAATGGTAAAGCTAGTCAGCAGCAGTTGTCTAACATTGGAGTTGGATTGCCAACGCTTGTCGGTTTAACCGCTCTAGATTGGCAACAGCAAGATTTCCTAACGGGAGCTAACTATATTGGTTCAAATAATATTTGGACCAATGCGCCAGCAGATATTATCTATAATGCAGGTACAGGGGTCAGTATCACAGTTGATTATATCTCCAGTAATTCAACTCGCATTGGATTAACGCTTATTCCAGATACAACATCACAATCAAATTATAAAATATATAAAGTCATATCGGTAGGAGCGAAAGGTTCACGAGTATTTACTGTGCGCCGAGTTCAAAATTCCGCAATACCAGTCTCAATAGCTGATGGTGGGACGGGAGCTATTACTGCACCGTTGGCCCGAACCGCCTTAGGGCTGGGTTCTGCTGCGGTAACTGATGTAGTTGCAAATAGCGCAGACCAGACAGCAGGCCGTGCTATGACAACGGGTTCTAATGGCATCGGCGGCCCGTCAGTAAATATGACATCAGTGAATAATGCGTGGTTAAACCCGCTGGGAATGATGAGCCTTACGACAATGACTAACTGGGGCGGAACAACTCCTACAGACGTGTCAGGTAGTTTGCCAGCGCATTGGAATATTATCTCCCTTGGTGTTGGATCGGGCCAAGTTGCTGCCGGGTCCAGAAAAGCTGTAATCGCTATACAAAGTTTTAATGTCGGGTCTGGGGCTCCTCAGTGCTATGTCCGCACAATCCATGACACCGCATTAAGCCCCGCGGTTATGCTCTATCACACAAACAACACAACGGTAGACTCAAATGGTTTCCTGAAAAAAGCCTCGCCGGTGGTGAAGTTGTACGGTGATGGCGGATCTGAAACAAATGAAGAATCAGAGGGCGCAACATCAGAACGCATCAGCGAAGGGGTCTATAAAATATCTGGAGTGCTGGGATTTAACTCAGATGATGCATGGGGTGGGGTCGATGGGGGGATTGAGATTCCGACAGACAAAAATAAGCAGCCGCTTATCTGGGTTGATTACTCACTTGAAGAGGATGGTGATTTAGTCATTAGGACCTATCACCGCACACATCCAACTTCCCCAGTATTTGCACAGAACAATATCAATGGTTATGAAGATGGACAGCCAATTGATATCCCGTTAGGGCGTTTTGTTGATCTGCGTGTTCAGATGCCAGAAAGGGAAGAAACAGAGTTACCACTGGACGAGGAATAAGCACAATCCGGGCTTATTTGGCCCGGAAATCAAACTTTAGGCACTAACCTTCGTTCTGCTATTAACCGATAGTTATCTTCAAATCTATCGGAGAGTATGAATTCATTACCATCGATAGGTTTGAATTTTCTCATCCCGTCCCACCACAAAATTCTTCCATCGCTATTGATTAAACGTTTGGCCCATTGAGGCGCGAGACTAAAATCATTTTCAGTTCCCGTCATTAATTTCCATTCCAT